CAAGGCTTCAAGGTTTACGAAGACAAGATCAAAACGCCCGGCGATGGCCTGATTATTTTTCAGGGCATGCAGGACCACACCGCGGAATCGATCAAGTCGCTTCAAGGCTTTCACCGCGCATGGATCGACGAAGCGCAAGCATTCTCGGCGCGTTCGCTTTCGCTGTTGCGCCCGACGATTCGTGAAGCGGGCTCGGAAATTTGGGCGAGCTGGAACCCGACGCGCAAGGTTGATGCCGTTGACGATTTCTTTCGCGGTCCGCTCGGGCTGCCGCCTGGTGCGATTTGCGTTCAAGCGAATTGGCGCGATAACCCGTGGTGGAACGCGACGCTTGAAGCCGAACGGCTTTTGGAGTTGGAACGCTATCCGGACCGATACGAACACACTTACGAAGGCGGATACGCTCGCGCGTTCGAAGGCGCCTATTTCGCCAGCTTGCTCACGCAAGCGAAGCTGAAAGGTCGCATCGGCGCAGTTGAAGCCGATCCGCTGTTGCCGATCCGAGCGTTTATCGATATCGGCGGCTCGGGCGCTACGTCCGACGCGTTCGTGATTTGGATCGTCCAATGGGTCGGTCAGGAAATCCGCGTTCTCGACTATTACGAGGCGGTTGGTCAAGTTCTCGGGACGCATATCGCATGGCTGCGCAAGAACGGCTATGAAATGGCGCTGATCTATCTGCCGCACGATGGCGTCAACACCAACAACGTCACCGGCAAGCGCTACCAGGATCACCTAGAAGACGCGGGCTTCAACGTCACCGTCATTCCGAACCAAGGCAAGGGCGCTGCGGCAATGCGCATTGAAGCCGTCCGCCGGCTCAATGGCAAGTTTTGGTTCAACGAGAAGACGACCGAGCCCGGCCGCGACGCGCTCGGCTTCTATCACGAGAAAAAAGACGAAACCCGCAACATTGGCTTGGGACCGGATCACGATTGGTCATCGCATGGCGCGGACGCGTTCGGATTGATGGCCGTCGCTTACGAAGACCCGGCGCGCAACGCCGGCTTTAACCGCAAGCTTACCTATCCCGGCCAGGGCTACGCTTAACGGCCTGTTGACATACAACGTTATACGGTGTCGGTCAACGCATTTCTGCGCCCCACTTTTAAGGCTATCAAAGCATGACTGATGCACTTCGCGCCGAAATCGCTGATGCGGATATCGGCATCAAGGCCGCACTTCGCGCGGGCGATATGGATTTGGCCTGGACGCTCGTCTCCCGAAAAGTCGGGATGCGCATTGTTGCCGGCGACATTTCCGTGAAGTTGAAGCGGCATCGTCTGTGACTTCCGACATTCTCCGCGTCGTCTCCTATCTCGGGCCGGATCAAGTCGCCGAAGGCTTCTACACCTTCGACGGCGCAACGCTGCGGATGGTTTTCGCCAACGGTGAACCGGTCATCCTGGACGACGAACCCGTGACCGAAACGGTTGTGCCCGTGCACGCCGAAGCCGTGGCCAAGAAATTGACCAGGCGTATTCGCAAGGCGTTTCGGGGTGAAACCGTCGAAGGCTTTGGCCGCCGGCTCGCTTACGAAAACGAGGTTTTTGTCTGATGGCCGCCAATCGCAAGCGAATGCCGCTTCTCGATCTCAAAGTGCTTGTTTCGTCCGAAAAGGCAAACGCACTTGCCGCCACGACCGCAGCGAAGCTTTCCGAAGAGCGCGCGCGTGCGATGGACTATTTCCTTGGCGATATGGACCAGGACATGCCCGTTCCGGCCGGCCGCTCGCGCGCTGTGTCGACGGACGTTTCGGACACGATCGAAGGATTGATGCCGAGCCTGATGGATATTTTTGCCGGCTCCGACGAAGTGGTTCGCTTCGAACCCGTTGGACCCGAAGACGAAGAGGCGGCGCAGCAAGAGACGGATTACGTCAATCACGTTTTCATGCAGCAAAACCCCGGCTTCATGATCCTTTATTCGTTCATCAAGGACTCGCTGCTTTCGAAAGTCGGCATCGTCAAAGTGTGGTGGGAAGAGCGCGAAGAGGAAACGCGCGAAACCTATTACGACATTACCGACGACCAATTCATGATGCTCGTGCAGGAAGTGCAGGACTCCGACGGCGCGCTGCAAATCGTTGAGCACACTGTCCACTATGGTCCGGACGACGAACCCGAGCCCGAGCCGGAAAAAGAACCCGAGCCCGACGAAGAACCCGAGCCCGACGAAGAGCACGACGAAGAGGAAGAGTATTAATGGCCGTCGGCGCGGGACTACTCACGGACCAGGACAAGCAATCCCTTCTGGCCGCAGCGGCACAGAACAAGGGCGCAGCCGGCGCCGGTCCGATCGATATGCAGGGCATGGCCGCACAGTATGCGAACAGCCCCGGCTTTCAGCCCATTCCGCAGCCGGGACCAGGCTTGCCCGCCATCGTCCCGCCGATCGCGACGCCAGCCGCTCCGCCCGTCCCGGTGACGCACGACGTTACGGTTGTGAGTACGCGCAAGCTCAAGTCCGCGAAGGCACTCGGCGTTCCGCCGGAGGAATTCGGCATTGAAAATGGCGCCCGCGATATCAAGACGGCGAACTATTGCTTTCATGACATTGTGACCAAGACCGAAGCGCAGTTGATCGCCGAAGGCTTCGACGCCGATTGCATCATGGCGCTTACCGATTACACCGGCTTGACCGAAATCGAAACGCTGGAACGTGACACCGTTACGGAGCATCTTAGCGACTCGGGCGGCACGAACATGTCCGGGCGTCTGGTCAAGATCACCGAACATTACATTCGGATGGATTACGAAGGCAACGGCCGGCCGTGTTTGTATCAGGTCATCACGGGCGGCGACCAGGGCGACATTCTCACCAAAGACGGCAAGGACTGCATCACGCCGTTCGATGCGATGCCGTTCGCTGCGACGACGCCCGTTCCGCAGACGCACCGCTTTTTCGGCCGCTCGATCGCCGATCTTGTCATGCCGGCGCAGCGCGAGAAGACCGCGTTAAAGCGTGGTGCCCTGGACAACATGTATCTGCGGCTCAATCCGCGCGTGGAAGTCTCCGAAGAGAACGCCGGCCCGAATACGCTTGATGATTTGCTTGTCTCGCGTCCCGGCGGCGTCGTGCGCACCAAGCGACACGGCGGCGTGAATTGGCAGGAAGTGCCGGACGTTTCCGGTTCGGTCTATCCAATGATGCAATACATTGACGCCGAGCTGGAATCCCGAACCGGCGTGTCTCGGCAGTCGCAGGGTATCGACGCGAACGCGTTGCAGAACCAAACGGCGACCGCCGTCGCGCAAGCATTTTCATCTTCGCAAATGCGGATGAAACTCGTTGCGCGCATCACGGCCGAAGGCGTCCGCGATATCTTCTCGTTGCTGCATTCCGTGATCCGCAAGCACGGGCAGGAAGCGCAGACCGTCCAGCTCCGCAAAAAGTGGGTTGAAGTCGATCCGCGCGGATGGAAGACGCGCAACGATATGACGATTAACGTCGGGCTTGGCTCCGGCGGCAAGGCGCAGCAATTCGCGCAGACGATGGCCATCGGCAACGTCCAAAAGGAAATGGTCGCCGCCGGCAAGACGAACGTCGTCGGCGATGCGCAGCTTTACAACACGGCTGCCGAGTTGACCCGGATCATGGGTCACAAGAGCCCTGACGCGTTCTTCAAAGACCCGGATGCCAAGGGACCGGACGGGCAGTTGGTCAATCCGCCGCCAGCACCGAAGGCCGATCCGAAGGTTGAAGCGATCAACGCGCGGGCCGCTGTTGATATGCAGGCTGCACAGCACAAATCGCAGCTTGAACAGCAAGCCGCGCAGAACGACGCAATTCACCAGCAAGTGAAGGCGCAAGCCGAAGCGGAGTTGCAAAAGATCAAGAACGACATGGAAGCCAAGATGAAACTTCTTGACGCCCATATCAAGCTGGCCGTCGCCGCGCAGACCGCACGCCACAAGCAAGAGACGCATCACGTCGGCATGCAGCAAGACCACCACAGACACCACATGGATTTGGCCAGTGGCGCACTCGACATGGTTTCGCGCGCGCACAACCACCATGCCACCATGGCCGAACGTGAGAACGAACCAACCAACGGAGATACCGAACAATGACGAACCTAGTCACCGCCGAACGCGAAGCGCTCGCCCTCTTGCTGCGATCAAAGACCGCTCTTGGTCGCCTGGTCGACAGCGAAGTGCATAGCGTGCTGGACTTCCTGGAAAGCATCGGCTTCGTGCATCAGGCGACGCCGCAGCCCGAGCCCGCGCCTATCGCGCTGATCGTGCCCGAGCCCGACCCTGCCGCCGTAGTCATCCCGGCGCCGCCGGTCATCGTCGCTCCGATCGCACCGCCGCCGCAGTGAGCATTATCAAGACCCGCGAAGAGTTAGAAGGTCTTCCCGACCTTCATACTCTTTGCATGCGGTACGCAGACGGCGGCCGAACGGAAGTTTGGTCGACGGTCAACAAGACGGTTAGCGTTAGCGGTGGCGCTAAACCGGCTGAAATCCGGGCCGCATTCGAGGCAACGACTTGTCCAACGAAGACCAATTGATTCGCGACGCTAGTCGCGCCGTCCGCGCTCGCCAGTTGCTTGACGACGAAATGCTGACCGACGCGTTCAAGACGCTTGAAGATGCGTACATGTCCGGCTGGCGCCGCACGACCATTGATGACGTGGCCGGCCGCGAAAAGCTGTTCCTGGCCGTCAACATCGTGGCCAAGATTCGCGACCATCTCGCCGCCGCCGTGACTAACGGCAAATTGGCTCAAGCCGAGCTTAACGAAATTGCTAACGCCGCTCAAAGAAAAAAGCGTTTTGGCATTATATAATCGTTGACATACATCGTTCACGGTGAATGACAACGGAAACAACAGGACTGCTGTATGACCTCGCTTTTGGCTTCGACTTCCATCGGACACATTTCTTCGATGGTACGCCCCTTTGGTGCCCCGCGCATTCACATGGATGAATTCGCATCGGGCGGCAGCGAAGCCCCGAGCGGCGATGGCGGTCCCGTTATCCGCGAAGCTCCGGCCGATACCGGCGCCGACATTTCGATTTCACAGGCCGCGCGCGCCCTACAGGCTGCGCGTCGGAAGCCTGCCACGGCTCCGGCCGTTGCAGCGCCCGCCGTACCCGAACCCGCTGCTGAAGGCGCCGACGACCAGGCGACCGCAGCCAATGAATTGTCCGATGAGGGCGACGCCGCCCCTGATGAAAGTCAGGTTACCGGTGAGACTGACGACAACGCGAACCCGCCCGAAAAGGCGCCACTTCCGTTGCCCCGGTCTTGGACGAAAGAGCAAGCCGAGCATTGGAACGCTCTACCCCGCGCGACGCAGGAATATCTTGCGGACCGGGACAGCAAGACCACTGCCGAAGTGCGCCGAGTCCAAAATGAAGCCGCTGAAAAATCCAAGGCGCTCGCCGCCAAGGAAACGGCAGCGGAACAGACTCGATCTCAGTACGAAACCAAGATCAAGTCCGTTGTTGAAGTTCTGGAAAAGGAACAGCTTCGCGAATTCCCCGACATTCGGTCACAAGCCGATCTCGACAAGTTGTCGGCGGACTATAGCAGGCTTACCGCGGAAGCTGTCACGCTTTGGGCAACCGATCCGTTGGCAGCCGGCGAAACGCAAGCAAAGGCGGGCCAGATTCAGGCCAAGCTTTCGGCTTGGGGCATTCACCAGCAAAAGTTGGTGGCAGCCACAAACGAACTCGCGCAGGCCGAAACCCGCCAGACGCAGGCAAGGAAGGACTCTTGGGCGAAGCACGTCCAGGACGAAAACAAGCTTGCGAATGAGAAAATTCCAGACCTTGCGGACAAGGTTAAAGGTCCAGCACTGCGAACGCGCGCCGTCGAACGGCTGGTGTCGCTTGGGTTCACAAACGAGGAATTGACGAAGCTCGCTTCTGGTGACGAACGGATTTCGATCCACGATCACCGTTTGCAACAGCTTATCAATTCGGATTTGCGCCTCTCCGACATTCTCGCCGCTCCGAAGGTTGTCGCCGCCAAACCTGTTCCACCCGTACAGCGGCCCGGAACGCCTGCCGCTCGCGGCTCGGCGAATTCCGAAGCGCTCAAGTCCCTCACCAACAAGCTCAACACTTCCGGCTCACTGAAAGATGCCGTTGCCCTGCGCCTGGCGCAGCAACGCGCAAACCGCCGGGCATAGTAAGGACGAACTTCGATGACCCTCCCAACCAACACCCTCACGACCTACAGCGAAGTCGGCAACCGTGAAGACCTGTCCGATATGATCTATCGTATCGATCCGGTCGACACTCCGTTCATGAGCGGTGCCGAAAAGGCAAAGGCGACCGCCGTCAACCACGAATGGCAGACGCAGGCGCTCGCTCCGGCCGACGGCACCAATGCGCGGTTGGAAGGCAACGACGCCAGCGCGGGCGCTGCGGTCCCGACGGTTCGTCTCGGCAACGTCTGTCAGATTTCCGACAAGGTTGCGCAGGTTTCCGGCACCGCGCAGGCGGTTGACCACGCTGGCCGCGACAACGAGCTTGCGTATCAGGAAATGCTCAAGGGCCTGGAACTCAAGCGCGACATGGAAGCCGTTCTGGTCGGCGTGAACCAGGCCAAGAACACCGGTTCGACGACCGTCGCCCGCACTCTGGCCAACGTTCTGTCCTGGGTGAAGTCCAACACCGATTTCAACGGCGCTTCGGCCGGCACTGCCGGTGCGAACCCGGCGGCTGCGGACGGCACCGGTACGCGTACCGACGCCACCAACCTGATCCCGTTCACTGAGAACCGCCTGAAAGGTGTCCTCAACGGCATCTGGACCAACGGCGGCAAGGCGAACAAGATCATGACCGGCTCGTTCAACAAGCAGGTATTCTCGACCTTCACCGGCCGCGCTTCGCCGATCGAGGAAGCCAAGTCGAAAAAGATCGTTGCGTCGGTTGACGCTTACGACTCGGACTTCGGCGAACTCAAGGTCGTTGCCAACCGCTTCCAGCGTCCGCGCGACGTCCTGGTGCTCGAAACCGACAAGTGGAAAGTCGCCTACCTGAATGGCCGTAAGCTGGTGTCCTTGGTCCTGGCCAAGACCGGCGACTCGGACAAGCGCCAGATTCTTTCCGAGTACACCTTGGAAGCGTGCAACGAGAAGTCTTCGGGCGGCGTCTTCGACTGCACCATCCAGTAAGCCTTCCACTCACCTTCGTTTAACGAGAAGGGCGGCCTTCGGGTCGCCCTTTTTCTCAGAAAGCTTGAAAGGCTTATTCGCATGTCCATTCCAAAGAAGACCACGTTCAAGGACGTGACCCTTTCCGAAGGCACCACGTCGATTGCGACCACGCCCATTGCGGCCGTATTCGTCGCACCTTGCGCCGGCACGGTCGTTAAGGTGCTGGCCGGCGCGCTCGGCGCGACCACGGGCACCATCGCTGTTGCGGTTGGCGTCAACGGCGGTGCCGATGTTTCCGGCGGTCTTCTCACGATCGCGGCCGGCACCAACGGCAGCAAGTCCGTCGACCTGGCAAAGACCGGCGCAAGCGCCGTTGTCGTGGCCGAAGGCGATTTGATTTCCTTCACGCCGTCCGGCGGCACTGGTGCGTCGATCCCTGGCGCCTTCGCTGCCGTCATCCGTCCGCAGTAAGCGACAACCGGCGCGGCTCACGGGTCGCGCCGTCAACATGACGGAAGATAGGACGAACACATGCAGAATTTTTGCGGCCGGATCGGAGCGCGTCAGTCGGTCGCCTACACCGGCACCGCCGGACAGGTGACGAACGGCGTCGGCATCGGCGTCAACAAGGTCCGCGTCCTGGTCACGACCGACGCGCTCGTGTCGACCGATGGCGTGAACAGCACCTATTTGGTCGGGATGCAGGCCGAATATTTCACCGTAACGCAGGGGCAAAAGGTTAGCGCGACGCAAGTCACCGCTGGCGGCACGCTGCACGTCAACGAGATGACGTAATTACAGGTTCGTTGACATTCAACGTTTAGTGTTGCGTGACAACTTCCGAACCTTGGGACTGTTTCATGCTCGATACGCGCGTTCATCTCGATAGCAACGGTAAAGACCTGGCCATCGAACATATCCAGGACGTTGAACCGATTCTGGATTGGAACAAGGAAGCGCGTCGCGACGAACAGAAGAGCGATTGGGGTCGCCATATCGCGCGCATCCCGAACGTTATGTATGTGCAGTGGCTCAACGAGGAACACGCCAGAGGCAACACCAACCTGCGGCTGTTCACGCCCGAGTTTGACGCGATCGTTCGCAAGAAACTGTATGACCCGGACTATGCCTATCTGCGCGTCGATAAGCCGCCGCTGCAAGTCGGTTGGAGCTTCGCTAAGTGAGCACCAGCCAAATCGTTGATAGCCTATCGCTGCAACTGGCGGCAATCGAGTATCTGGCACGCGACCAGGACACGACCTTAATTGCGCGCGTTCCGACGTTCATTCAGCTTTTCGAAGCGACGATGAACCGCGGCTTGTTTTCGCGCCAGATGGAGACGCGAGCGATAGCGGTCACCGATCCGGGCGCCACGGACGAACCCGAGTTTATCGCGCTGCCGGCAGACTTCCAAACGATGCGCCGAATTCGCGTCAAGAGTGAAGCTGGCAAGCCGTCGTTGGAGTTTAAGTCCGGAATTCAAATGGACGAACTCCGAACGCAGATGGCCGACGTGTCGGGCAGCCCGCGCTACTTCTCAATCTTCGGAAACGAAATCGAGCTGTTGCCGACGCCTTCCGCCCCGACAACGCTCGAAATGATCTATCGCAGCAATTTGCCGTCGCTCAATTCGAACCCGACGAATTGGCTCTTGGCGCTCGCGCCCGACATTTATCTGTTCGGCGTGCTTCTGCAATCAGCGCCGTACATCAAGCAAGACGCGCGAATTCAAGTATGGGGTGCGGCGGTTCAAGCGGCCCTCTCCGATCTCAACAGCCTGGGAAATAACTCGGCGTTCAACGCTGGACCTTTGCAGGTGCAAGTTTCACAGAAGGTCTTTTGATCGATGGCAGTCTTTAACAAATTCAATTGTTTCGTGCAGGACGTCGCGAACAAAAAGCACGACATGAAGACCGGCACCACGGACGTCTTCAAGGTCTATTTGACCAACACGCTGCCGGTCATCACCAACACCGTTTACAACGCGCCTGCCGATCTCGCGACCGCCAACGGTTACACGGCCGGCGGCGCCACCATTGGCGTCATCACGGGCGGCCAGACGGCGGGCGTCATGTCGTTTGCAGGCGCAACTAACCCGTCCTGGACGGCATCGGGCGGCAGCATCACGTTCGAATGGGCGGTGCTTTACAACAGCACGACCGGCGTTCTGATCGGCTGGTGGGACTACGGCACGACGATCACGCTAACGAACGGCAACACGTTCACCGTCTCGCTTCCCAACCCGATTTTGACGATCACCTAACATGGCATCTTTCCTCGACGTTTGCCGATTTTCATCGCAGGCGAACCCCGGCACGGCAGATTTCGTCTATAGCGCGGCAACGACGGGCTATCAGTCGCCCGCGCTCGCGGGTGCCGTCAACGGTGCGACGTATCGATACCGCGCGGAAAGCGTCGACCTCTCCTTGTGGGAAATCGGCTATGGCACCTACAGCACGTCGACCGGAACGATTACGCGCTCGGTAGTCTTGTTCAATTCGGCCGGCACCGGGTCCGGCTCTGGTCAAAGCGGTGCCGGTTCGAAGATCAATTTTGCTTCGACCACGCCCCAAGTCGGGTTCACTCTGCTTGCAGAAGACCTAAATACGGGTAGCGCCTTCCTGACTTTCCGCTTTGTCGCGACGGCCGGGCAAACCGCTTTCACTGGTCCCGACGCCAATGCCCTGCCGCTGATCTATTCGCCTGGCAACGTGATGGGCACCCGCAACGGCGTCATGTTGACCAATGGGCAGGACTACACCGCGACGACCGGCAACGTTATCACGCTGCTTTCGGCGGCTGCGGCTGGCGATGAAATTCTGTTCTTTGCCTACAACACCGGTCCGTTGACCACCTACAACACCGCGACGCAATACAAGTTCACCGCGACCGCCGGGCAGACCGTATTCACTGGCGCCGACGACAATGGCGCTGTGCTGGTCACGAATGGCGCCTTCACGGTCGTTACCGCCAACGGCGCCGTCGTCAATATCGGTGCCGACTACACGTTGACCAGTTCGGCATTGACGCTGCTTTTGGCTGCGGCGGCCGGCGATGTCATCACCGTGTTGACGATCAACACCAACAACCTTTCGGCCATCACGCAACCCGATTTGAATAATTCGACGCTTGCCGCCACGACCGCCTATGCCGATAACAAGGTCAGTTGGGCGTCGGTGATGGCATTGTCTGCGGCATCGCAGAAGCTTGCTCGTGCCAACATCGGCGTTGATGATCGTAACATCATCATCAATGGCGACTTCCGCATTAATCAGCGAGCCTATGTCACCGGGACGGCGAAGGCTGCCGGCGTCTACACGCATGACCGCTGGAAGGCGGGCGCAGGCGGCGCAACCTATACCTTCGCCCAACTCGCCAGCTCGACGACAATCACCATCACCGCCGGAACGCTTATTCAGGCGGTCGAAGATAAGAATGTCGAAGGCGGAACCTATGTTCTCTCATGGACTGGTACAGCGCAAGCCCGTGCCGGTGTTAACTCGGGAGCGCCATCGGGTAGCTATTCGGTAAGCCCGCTAATCATCGCCGGGCAAACCGCAGGCACGATCATGTCGATCGAGTTCAACACTGGCACGCTCGGCAAGGTTAAGCTTGAGCTTGGCTCGGTGCCAACGCCGTTTGTTATGACCCGATACGCAAATGAGTTCACCGAATGTCAGCGATATTACGAGACAGGCGGCGTGCTCCTTGATTGTGCGGTTAACCCAACAACGACGGTGCGCCAAGTCTGGATTACTTATGTGGTTCAAAAGCGCGTCGCTCCGACGTTGAGTACGTCAAGTCCAAATGGCTCGCCTACGGTTAACGGCAACAACGCCACGAACTTTAGCGCGTTCTCGACTGCGGCGACGACGTATATGGCCTTCAATTGGACAGCGGACGCGGAGCTTTAAAAATGGTTTCAAAAGTTCTGCAAAACGCTCTATGGGGACCGCCAGTCGCGGGCGCATTCCTTGGCCTCACGCTGGCATGGGCGAGCACCACCACGATCACGGTCAACACTGGTGTTGCGACTGACAGTACGCTACAGCGCACGATGAAGCTTGGCACCGCGTTGACCAAGAGCACGAGCGCATGGGCACCTGGCAACGCTGGCGGCCTCGACACCGGCACTATCGCAGCGAACACCGGGTATCACTGGTATCTGATCTTCAACCAGACCACGGGCGCGGTCGATATCGTCTACAGCGCGACCGCGACGCCGCTTGCTGGGCCGACGCTAATGCCGTCGGGGTACACGCACTTCAAGTGGATTTGGTGGACTAAGACGAATGCTTCTAGTCAATGGCACCCTTTCACGCAGACGAACGATGAGTGCATTTGGGCTGCAACTTTTTCTGATGCCTCTAACCAGTCGCTTGGGGCTACATCTGTTCTCGTTACAATGACTTCGCCATTCGGAATTAAGTGTGAGGTTCTTGTTAACGTGGTTACGGGCAATCCTGTAGCCGGGACCAACCTTCTGATTAGCTCTCCAGACCAGAACGATGTCACGTCTAATACCAACCCTTCGGGTAATCGAAATTTTGATATCATTTCGGCAAACTCGCCTAACGCTGCCATGCTTAGGGTTCTCACGGACACACAGTCGCGCGTCAGACTTAATTCGAGTGCGGCATCTTCCGTTTTCTACTTCAATACTTTTGGCTGGATCGTCCCGCGCGGATCGGTGCGATAAACCATGATCGGCAAGGACGCGCTCCGCAAATTTACTAACCCAAGGATTCCGCAGTGACTTCCAAAGCAACTACGCTGGCCGGCATCATTCCACGCGGCGCCAATGTTCTGATTAATAGCGACTTCCGCATCAATCAGCGCGGTCAAGTTTCGGCCGCTGCATTGGCTGCCGGCATCTATGGTCATGACCGATGGAAGGCCGGCGCGAGCGGTGGCGACTATTCGTTTGCCCAGCTCGCCAGCTCGACGCAGATCACCATCGCGTCGGGTAAGTCGCTCATTCAGGTGGTTGAAGACAAGAACGTTGAAGGCGGCGGCTATGTCCTGTCTTGGACGGGAACGGCGCAGGCGCGTGCGGGTGTCAACTCGGCGACGCCATCGGGCAGCTATTCGGCAAGTCCGCTTATTATCACCGGACAGACTGCCGGCGCCGTCATGTCCGTTGAGTTCAATGCCGGCACGCTGGGCAAGGTCAAGCTTGAACTCGGATCGGTGCCGACGCCGTTTGTGATGGGAGATTACGAAGCCGAAGTTTTGAGGTGCCAGCGCTACTGTCAGAAGATCGGTTTCAATATCGACACAGCACCTTCAAATGGTGTTTCAACCAGTCAATTTATTGGTGCGATCATTACGAGCACCATTATCACGACGACCGTGCGGTTTTTCAGACCGATGCGAACCACGCCGTCTATCACGTTCTTCCGAGGTCTCAACGGTACAACCAACGGTCAATGGGCTCTTTATAACGGTTCATGGGTAGACACTGCGTCCACCATCATCAACACATCGGACCCAACACAAGCGAATATCGGCCTCACATTCGCAGCCCTGACGATTGGCCAATCGTACACGGTGCAGGGCGGCGCACTGCTTAACTCGGAGCTTTAGCCATGGGCGCAACCGCCTTCGGGCAAACTGTAGGTTAGTCGAAATAAATGCTTGGCTTTGACGCACTCGGAAGGTTAGCACTCGGTCAGATTTCGCGCGGGGGCTTTGTCCTGCCGACGTCGCCCGGTGCCTATTTGAGTGCGGGCAACATTGCGAGCTTCCTTGTCAGTGAATCCGCAGTCGGCGCGACCTATCTTGAAACCGGCAACGCTGTCTCATTCACGATCAAAGAATTGGTCACGGCCGCCGCCTATTCCGTCACCGGCTCCGCAGCGTTCCTGTTTACAATGGCTGGCGGCAGCTATTCCGAAGTGGGTTCGCCCGCCACGTTCCGGGTTAGTGAAGCGGCATCCGCCGCCGCCTATCTTGAAACCGCCAACCCCGTGACGTTCCTTGTTCGGGAAGCCACGACCGGTGCCGCCTATCTTGAAGCCGCGAACCCCGTCGCGTTCCTGGTGAGTGAAGCGGCATCCGCCGCCGCATACGCCGAAACCGCCTATCCTGCGACCTTCCGGCTTTTTCAATCCGCGTTGGGCACCGCCTATATCGTCTCCGGAAATGCTGCGAACGTTATCATTTTGGAAGCGGAAGAGGCGGCAGGATACCTAGTCACGGGATACGACGCACATTTCACGCGCGATTTCATCAATTGGGTTCCTTTTCACAATCCGGCCGGGGTTTGGGTTGCCGAAGCCCAACCGTCGCAAGTTTGGGTGCCCGTCACGCCGCCGTCCGGAGTTTGGACGCCCGACAACACGCAGGTAATTCCGCCGCCTGTCTCTCAATGACTATCCGCGATACGCGCAAGCTATGTCGTCTGAATGCCTCTTCTCCGCTTCGCTGAATACAAGCCTGATATCAGCGACTATGAAGGAAGCTCAACAAAGAACATTCTCAACGTCGTGCCGCAGGCCGACGGTTACGGGCCATTTTCGAGCTTCGCGGGATTTACGCAATCCCTGCCCGGCCCCTGCCGTGGCGGGTTCTATGCGCTGAATGCAGACGGTACGGTTTCGATCTTCGCGGCGACCGCAACGAAGCTATTCCAGCTCAACAACACCACATACGCATGGGTTGACGTTTCGCTCGGCGGCGGCAGCTATTCGAGCTTGAGCGCTACCGCGCAATGGCAATTCGCGCAAACCGGCAACCTTGTATTCGCGACGCAAGCCAACGCCGTGTTGCAGGTGTTCACCATCGGGACGTCGGCTGCATTTGGCAACGCGTTGGGCTCGCCGCCGCAAGCCGCTTACATTAGCGTGGTTGGTCAATTCCTGGTGCTGTCCGGATTGCTGTCGCAGCCGTTCCGCATTCAATGGTCCGGGCTCGCTTCGTTCAACGCTTCGACTAGCTGGACCGCCGGACTCAATTCGTCGGACTTCAACGACTTCCCGGACGGCGGCGTGGTGCGCGGCGTGGCCGGCGGCGATCAGTCGGGAATCATTTTCCAGGACCAGGTTATTCGCACAATGGCGTTTGTGCAGGGTTCGCCGATCGTCTTCCAGATTTCGAAGGTGACGCAAGGGCTCGGGCTCTTTGCGCCCTACTCGCTTGTTCAATCCGGCGGCAATATCCTTTTCTATTCCGGCAAGGGGTTTCACATGATCCCGCCCGGTGGCCAGCCGACGCCGATCGGCCGCGAGCGCATCGATACCACCTTCTTTGCTGATCTCGATATCGGCAACATGCAACTGTTCATGGCGGCGGCCGATCCGCGATCGACGCGCGTCTATTTCGCATACAAATCAACTTCCGGCTTGGCCGGCCAGTATGACAAGCTTTTGGGCTATGACACGCTGCTAGACCGCTGGTTTCCGATCTCGGCGCGCGGTCAATTCCTATTGGGCCTTTCGCAATCGGGCATCACGCTTGAAGCGCTGGACGCGATTAGCGGTTCGATCGATGCGATGACGCTTTCGTTGGACGACTATCCTACGTCGGTGCAGCCGCAGCTTGCCCAATTCGACAATACCGCGTTGCTCGGCTTTTTCTCGGGCGCGAAGCTTGAAGCGAAGGTTCAAACTGCCGAGCAAGGTACGGATTTTGAGCGCTTGGACATTCGCGGCTTTATGCCGATCACGGATGCAGCGGCCGTGCGCGGTTCGATCCTGTATCGCGACACGCAACAGGCTTTGCCGATCCAAGGCGCGGCGGTTGGCCTAAGTCGAATCGGCCGCTGCGACATGATCCGCGACACCCGATATGCGCGATTTCAAATCGACATTCCGGCGGGCTCGCCCTGGACATACGCGGCCGGCATCGTGCCCGACGTCAATCCGGGCGCAGTGCAATGAGCATCACGGTTCCGGGGCTCAACGAAAAAGACCTGACGAAGATCGTCCAGGCCATTCAACAATTGTCCGCTGGCCGATCTAACTCCGTCGGCGTTGTCACGCTTGCGGTTGCGCCGGCCACGAGCACGGTCGTCAAGGATCAAAATTGCGCCGCTGGCACCGTTCCGATCTTGGTCCCGACGACGGCGAACGCGGCGGCAGCGGAGACGACGAAATTCATTCCGCGCGCATCGATCGTGAATGGCTCGTTTGTAATCCAGCACGCCAGTAGCGCGCAAACCGACAGGACATTTCTCTATGCCCTGCACGGTTGAACTCTTGCCCGTCGCGCCGCGCCTGGTCGAAGGCATTTGGCCACACGCCGGCCCGCTGATTAAGCGCGCGATGGACCGAACCGAACTTGGCAACTTCGGTGACGTCGAACGCGAAGTGCTGGACGGCAAGCAACAGCTTTGGCTCGCATGGAATGGCACTGCAATTGAAGCCGCTGCGGTTACTCGGATCGTGCTCATTGGCCAACGCAAGATTTGCATTCTGGTCGCGTGCGGCGGTCACGGTCGAAAGCGATGGCTGCCGCTGATCGCAGGTATCGAGCAATTCGCCAGGAATGAAGGTTGCGCGGCGATGCGGATCATAGGCCGCAAAGGATGGCAACGGATTCTTGCCGATTATCATGCAAATTACGTTGTTATGGATAGGAAACTCTAAAGATGGGGTCGCAAGACACGCATTCCACTACGTCGCAAACGAGCACCACGGCGCCCGGCGAGATGACCGCGCCGACTGTTCAAGGCATCATTGGCCAGCTCAACCCCTTGATTGCGAATTCCGGGCTGACTGCGGATCAAACCGCCGCCATCAATCAGCTTAAGGCCAACGCGACGAACGGCCAGTCCGCCGGCTATGCGGCGCAGGAAGGCGCCAACGCGACCAATCTTCTCAATGGTGGCGGAGCTACCAGCCAAAACGGCGCGCTCACGGACAACCTGAATACGCTCAAAGGCACGTTGGGGCAGTACACCGACCCGAACTATTCGACGGTCGATTCGCCAGCAGTACAGCGCGCGATGCAGGCGGCGCACGCGGGCATCACCAGCGATATTAACGGGCAGTTCGCGGCGGCCGGCCGCTCGGGCTCGGGCTACAATACGCAGACGCTTGCGCAGGGCATTGAAAACGCCGATGCGCCGTTGCTTCTCAACCAAGCCAACCAGGACACCGCGACGCGAATTAACGCGGCCAATACCCTTTACGGCGCGGGCAACACCACGTCCGGCGCGATCACGGGCAATAACCAAACCGCCTTGGGCAACCAGCTTGCCGGCGTCGGTGCCGCGAGCAGCGCGCTTGATGCGAACAACTACGGCGCCAAGGCGACGATTGCCGCGGATGAACTCGGCAAGAGCATTCCGGCGGCCGATCTCGGAATGCTTTCGCAAATCGGAATCCCGCTCGCGGGGCTCAACACCACCACGGACGCACACGGCGAAACGAATTCGAGCACGAGCCCGTCACTGTTGCAGGACATTACCGGCATCGGCGGCATGTTAGGCTCCGGCGCGAGCGTGGGTGCGAACGGCGCAACCAGCGCCGGTTCTGGAATTCTTGGCCTTTTGGGGATGCTCTAAATGGGTTTCTTAGACGATATCGTTGCTCAACAGAGCGGCGGCGGAATGCTCGGCGGATTGCCCGCAGCATGGCAGTATCAGAACCCGGACACGCTTTCTCCCGCGGAAAAGCAAATGATGGCGCTCGTGGGTACGCAGAACCCCGCGCAAGCCGGTTTCACCCCGCTTCCGGCGTCGCCTGGTGCGTTTCCTGCGCCGCTGCCCGCTAGTCCGAACGATCGCGTCGCGGATGCCTTCGGCGCGCTTCCTCCGCCCGCGTCTCCGAATGATCGGGTTGCCAGTGCCTTCGATGCACTTCCGCAATCCGCGACCCCGAACGATCGCGTTGCGGATGCTTTCAGTGCGCTTCCGCCGCCCGCCGCGTTCGGCGCCGGCGCTTCGCCGATCTTCGCCATGGCGCCGGGCTCAACGCCCGGTAACCCTGCGCTGCCTTCGGCCGCTCCGATGGTGAAGCCGCCCGTGGTTGCGAGCGACGACGAAGAGGATGCGACGCCAATCGCCATTGGCAAAGGCTATCAGATGCCGCGCATTGGGCCGGCTGCGGCGTTCACGCCGGACCCTGCCGCTTTGCCTGTCAACGCGCAACAGACGCAGGGACAAGGCTTGCCCGGCCAGGACGCCACGCCGAGCATCGGCGACAAACTCATGGCCGGTTACCAGAACCTACATCACGGCGGCGGCCTGATCGGCAGCATTGTGGCGGCCGTCACCGGCAAGCGAAATGACCCGAGCGCCGTCGCGACGCAACAGCAATCGCAAATCGCGAACATGACCGCGCGCGCCCTGGTCAATAAGGGCATCTCTCAGGATTTGGCCATTGCAGCCGTACAGCCGGGCAACGGTGAGTTTCTGAAAACGCTCATTGCGCAGGCGTTCGGTCCGAAGACCATTCAATCGCTCGGCGACGGCTACGTTGCGGACAAGGACGGCAACATTCGCCGCGTCTACACGCCGGAGCAAAAGGACAACTTCGTTACGGTGCAGACCGGCGAAAATGGCATGGGCGGCAAGACGTTCCAGAAGATGAACAAGGCGACGGGCGAGATGACGCCAATTGCCGGCGGCGGTGATAGTGCCGTAGGCGGCGCGCTTGGCGACTTGAGCAAGACCGGCGACGAATATCTTGCGACCGTACCGAAAGAGCGCCAGGGCATCTTGCGCGGCATGGTGGACGGCACGATTCAGCCGCCGACCAGCTTCGCGGCGTCCAAGCCCTATTGGCAGACCATGCTTGCGTCGGCGAAGCAACTTGATCCGACGTTCGATGAAAACAGTTGGAACGCTCGCCGTAAAATGGCGACCGATCTCGCATCGTCCAGCAATAGCAGCATGGGCGGCATTCTGTCCAACGGCGGAAGCGCGTTCAAGCATCTCGCGGAATACACGAAGAGCGCGGCCGATCTCGGCAACGCAAGCCATAACTTCATCGGTGGTGGCAAGCTGGCGTATGCGCAAAATTGGATTGCCAACGAGTCCGGCGGCAGCGACACGCAAGGAAAAATCAAAGCGCTCAAAGACAACCTTAGTCACTACGGCCAGGAGTCGACGAAGTTCTACGCGGGTACGGGCGGCGGCGTCGAAGAGCGTATGCACGCGCTGAAAGAAATGAACCCGAGCACGACTAGCGGCGAGGAAGCGGCTGCATACGCCGAAAAGGAAAAGAGCCTGATGACGGATCGGCTCTATTCGAAGCTACAGGAAATCCGACACACTTACGGCGAAGAGCAAGGCAACCGCATTATTGCGAAGCATCTTCCCGAAATCGAAAAGACGATTGCCACGATCGACGCGAACATTGCGAAGTTGCGCGGCGAGAAGTCCGCCGACGCTCCGGCGACCGCTCTTCCATCGTTGAAGGTTGGTGAGTCGACGACGGTCAACGGTGTATCGATCAAAAAAGTCAGTGACGCACAGGCGGGCAAGTAATGGCCACTTTCGAATTGACCGGTCCAGACGGCGGGACGTATCACGTTGATGCGCCCGACGAAGGCGCAGCGCTCAAAGCGTTCGGCGCTTTCAGTGGCGGCAAGAACGCCGCGCCCGCCCCGGACAAATACCAGCAAGCCGCTATCGACGAACAAGCGAAGCTCAAGACGGCTGGTGCCGACGAAGGTGCAGGCTTTACGCGCCGTCTCGCGCACGGTGCGACGCTCGGCGCCGACAGTACCATCATGGCAGGGCTCACCACACCGCTTGAAATGGTCAAGCACGGCACGTTTAGTCCGAAGGAAGGCTATAACTACGCCAAAGCGCGCGAAGATCAAATCATGGGCGACGCGCGCAAGAACACGGGCATGCTTGGCGATGCAACCGAAATGCTCGGCGGTGCGGTGACCGGCGGCGGCTTGGCCAAGGCTGGCGTTACTGCGACGCGTTTTGTGGCGCCGGAAGCCGGACTTGCTGCGCGCTCGTTGGCGTCTGCCGCAGATGCCGGCGGCATCGGTGCGGTGTCCGGTTTCAATGAAGGCAACGGCATCGGCGAGCGCTTGACCAATGCCGCAAAGGGCTTGGGCACTGGCGTTGCGATCGGCGGCGCGCTTCCTGTCGCTGGTGCGATAGCGAGCGGCGTGACGGCGCCGATCTTCGCCAACATCAAGGCCCGCGTTAACCCGGAAGGCTACGCGAATTCCCAAGTCGCGCGAGCGGTGAGCGAAAGCGGACAGACGCCGCAGCAACTTGGCCGCGCGGTCGAAGACGCCAATAATGCCGGCCAGCCCATGACGCTTGCCGACGCACTCGGCAACCCTGGACAGCGTATGTTGTCGACGGTGACGCGCGCGCCAGGCGAAGGCCGAACGCAGGCGGTGCGGTTCTTGAACGAACGGCAGGCTGGCCAAGGCGAACGCGTCGCGGATATCCTGGACGAAGGTCTTGGCACCGGCAACACTGCGCGGCAGACGACCGACCAATTGACCGCGCGGGCTCGCACGGAATCGGCCCCGCTCTATCGAGAAGCGCTCGACAAGCAGCCGGTTTGGAATAACCGGATGCAGCAATTTTTCGACGACCCGGCCACGGCGCAGGGTTTGAAGGAAGGCGTTGCCGTACAGCGTCTTGAATCGCTCGCGACCGGACGCAAGTTCGATCCGAACGATTACGCGATTACGAATTTCAACGAAGCCGGCGACCCGATGATTTCCGGCGTTCCCAACATGCGGACCATCAACCTCATTAAAAAGGGTTGGGACCAAATGTTAGAGAAGTATCGCGACCCAACGACCGGACGCCTGGCGCTGGACGAAAAGGGTCGCGCGCTTGACCAGGTGCGCCGAGCATTCTTGCAGGAAGTCGACGGGCTCAATCCGGCCTACGGCAAGGCGCGCGCGGCATACGCTGGACCCGCGCAGGTTCGCGAAGCCGTCGGCGTCGGCGGTGATGCAGCGTCGCGCGGTCGCGCGGCGGACAACATCGCACGGTTCAACGCGTTGACCGATCAATCACAACAGGGTTTTCGCGCCGGATATGCGGATAAGCGTATCGGCAAGATCGAAAGCACGCCCGGCGTGGGGTCCAATAAAGTCCAGCCGCTCACGTCGCAGAAGGCGCAGCAAGAGCTTGAAGCGCTTTCACTGCATCAAGGGCCGACGCAGCCGGGCCAAGCCGCCCCAATGCAACAGCGCTTGAACCGCGAACAGACGATGTTCGAAACGCGCGCGCAGGCTCTTGGCAATTCGAAGACCACGGAGAACCTGGCCGACGACGCGGCGATGGCCGTCGATCCGCATTTGATCGGCAACATCATCAGCGGCAATTGGCACGGCGCGATGCGAAACGTGTTGAACGCCGGCCACACCGCATTGACCGGGAACACCCCGGCCGTTCGCGAAGCCGTCGGGCGAATGTTGCTCGATCGCGGCGTGAACCCGGCTAACCTGCAAGCGGCGATCGGACAAACGGTCGCGCGCATTCGTTTTGTTCAGAATTTGTCGCGCAATGTTGGACGGGGCGCCGCTGGCGCGCTTGCCGTGAGCCGGCCCGGTCAAACGGTCAATTGATGCGCTTGATGGTCACACCGTCGACCGTCGTCGACTCTCCGGGCTGCAATGCCGGGCGAGCGTGCGACGGCTCGCCGTAAAGCAACCGCTGCGCGCTATCCTTGGCGAAAACGCCAAGCAACAGCACGACCAGCACAATTCCAAGAGCGACGGCAAGCGTCACTAGCTGCCGAAAGAACGATCCCGCCTGCGCGCCGAAAATCGGTTCGCCGGGCTCCGAAGCTATTTTGACGGGTTCACGCATGAACGACAGCACCGACCAGATTATCAGCGTTGAAAGCGGCGGAAACCCAACCGCGCAGAACCCGAATTCGTCGGCATCCGGCCTTGGTCAATTCATCGACTCCACTTGGCTTTCAACCGTCAAGGCGCACCGTCCCGATATCGCAGACGGCAAATCCGACGCGGATTTGCTCGCCCTCAAGTCCGATCCGGCACTTTCCCGCGAGATGACGGGCGCTTATGCGTCGGACAACCAAGCGTACCTACAGCAAAAAGGGTTGTCTGTCACCCCCGGAACGACCTATTTAGCGCATTTTGCAGGCCCGCAAGGTGCCGCGAAAGTGCTTCAAGCCGACCCAAACGCCCCGATTGAGAGCGTTTTGGACGCTTCGGCGATCAAGGCGAACCCCTTTCTAAAAGGCATGACTGCGCAGGGCTTGCAGGCTTGGGCAGCGAAGAAAATGGGAACGTCCGCCCCGGTAGTCGGGACGCAGCCGAGCGCACCAGCGCCGCAGCCTGGCGCACCAGGTACGCCGAGCGCGGCACCAGCTCCGCCCGTACAGCAACGACAGCAACCGATTTTCGCGAGTGCCGGACCTATGTCGGCGCCGGCTCCGAAGGCGACCTATCAAGACCCCGCCCCGCCTCCCGCGCCCGCACTCTTCGCCGCGCCGCGCAAGCCAATCGACATTTCCGGACTACGGGCCGCGCTCGCGTCCCGGTCCCCAATCTTCGCGAACCAAGGATAAACTGCAATGGCCAACAACGGTGGCGTTTACACCTGGTCGAAGACCCCGGCGGCGAATGCCACCGCAGACTCAACGGTCAACTACCAGGAAGGCCAAGCGCCCTCTTCGCTCAATGATTCCGCGCGCAGCCTCATGGCCAGCGTTGCAAAGTATCGTGACGATATTTCGGGCTCGATCGTGACCAGCGGCACGTCCGCGGCCTACATTTTGGCGAGCAATCAGAACTTTGACTCACTCACCGATTTTCACGGGAAGGTCATCGCCTTTTCGCCGCATGTCACGAACGCTATCGGTCCGGTCACGATGACGGTCGACGGCTTCCCCAACCTGCCGGTGCGATCGGCACCGGGCGTTGAGTTGACGGCCGGCGTTTTGGTTCAAGGAACGCCCTACGTTGTCACTTACAACAACACCGATGGCGCGCTTTATCTGCAAGGGTTTTACAACAACCCTTACAGCGTGCCGTTTCTCGGCGGCATGGAATATTGGGACACGATTACGCCGAACAGCGCATTCATTTTCCCGCTCGGGCAGGCGCTTTCTCGCACCGTATTTTCAAGGGCTTTCGGGCGATGGGGAACGAAGTACGGTGCCGGCGACGGCTCGACGACGTTCAACGCTCCCAACAAGGCCGGCAAGGTGTCGGCGATGATCGAACCGGTGGCCAGCCTCCTTACGGCCGGCTTTTTCGGTGGTGACAGTACGCAAATCGGGACCGTGAGCGGATCGGAAAAGCATACGCTTACGCTCGGGGAAACTCCCGCTGGCATCACGTCCGCCGGCTCGGCAAGCGGCAGCATGAGCGGTGCGACCGGCGCGGTTAACCAGGGCATAGGCGGTTCGACGACCGGCGGCGGCAGTTTCGCATTCAACTACCCGACCGCTAATGGCGCAGTAGGCGTAAGCGTTAGCGGCACTTTGGGCGCTTCGGTGGCTTCGAACAACACGGGCGGACAACCGCATGCAATCGTGCAGCCGACGATCATGTGCAACTACATCATTCGCGTGCTGTGAACGTTGACATACAACGTTTTATGGTGTACGTTTTGCGGCGAATTAAGGCTGTAATCGCTAACGATCTATTACGAAAGCTCCTATGCGTTTGAAGCTACACAATGAAGCCGGATGGATCGTTAGCCACGCTTGGTCTTTCCGCTTCCTCGTGCTGGCGATGGTGCTCACCGGGGCCGAATCCGCGATCCCGCTGTTCATGGAACACCCGCCCTTGCCGCGTCGTCTCTTCGCGCTCGTGGTCTTCCTGATCGTCGCGCTCGCGATGGTTTCGCGCATCGTTGTGCAGCAACGGCCGCCGCAGCTCTTCCCCGACGCCGACAAGGCGACCGCACAATGAAGGCCGCAACCAAAACCGTTACTTGGGCCGCCGCGTGTTGTTCGCTTGTCGCCGCGTTCGAAGGCTGCGACTTCACCGCCAAAAAGGACATGATCGGCACCGGTCATCCGTTGACGTGGTGTCATGGCGAGACGATCGGCAACGCTCGTGCCGGTCAGAAATTCACGCGCGCCGAGTGCGACGCCATGCTTACCGCGCGGCTTCCGACCTATTGGACTGCGATCGAACACGGCATCAAGGTTCAAACCAGCAATAACGAAAAGATCGCCTTCACGTCGTTTACTTACAATCTCGGCCCCGGCGCTTTCCTCTATTCCAACCGCAAGACCAAGACCCCTTCCGTTATCCTGCGACATTTGAATGCCGGCGATCACAAGGGCGCTTGCAACGCGCTGATGCAGTACACGCATGCGAGCGGCAAGTTTGTCCAAGGACTTTGGAACCGCCGCGATGCCGAGCGCAAGATTTGCTTGACCCCTGACAGCCAACCGGACGTCGAAGCGCTTCGCGTCGCGGTGATCCCGAAGGCGCACGAGAAGCCCGCAACGGCTCTTGTAGTTACGCCGCCAGCTCCGAAGCCCGCGCCGAAAATGTTCTCTTGGAATTGGTGGATGGAAGCATGAAGAATTTTCCGGGCGTGATCCTGTTGGCGTTCTATTTCGCCGTCGTGGTCCTGATCGGCTACGGGATGGTCCAATGATCGGGATGCTTGAAGCGATCGGACATTTCCTCTTTGGCTGGCCATCGCTCGCCGTCCTTGTCGGCATCGTGGCGACCTTGATCGCCATCTTCGAACCGCCGGCAATCGCCCTGGTGATACCGGGTCTTCGCAAGCTCGCCATCTTCGTTGCGGTGGTCGCCTTTTCAATCACGGCCATCATGGGGAAATATTACAATGACGGGCTCAACGAAATCAAAGCGCAAGTCAACGACGGGCTCGCTCGCGAAGCTGTGCAAGGCGAAGCGGCTCGCACTGACGCTGTTCGCACTGTCCGCGCTGCCGATCCTGACGGGCTGCGCAACGACCGCTGGAATCGTGACGTCCAGCGTCGGAAATCCGCAGGCGGAAACTAAGGCGCGCTGCGCCGGCTGGCGCGGCATTCACTACACTGTCGAAGGCGACCCCTCCAAAGGCGAGACGCACGGCGACACCCCCGACACTATCCGTGAAATCCGCGTCCATAATCAGACGGGCGTAAACAAACACTGTTGGACGAAATGACGGAATTCGGGCCTTGGATTTGGACTGCGATCGGCGTCGTTTTCGCCGTTCTTAGTGGCGTGGGATTGCACGCGTTCCGGCTCGCCGACCGTCTTAGCAAAGCCGAATCGAAGGCCGAAGACGCCGCATCGCGCGTGTCGGTCAACGAGAAGGATTTGACCAATCTGCGAATTGAAGTTGCGCGCGACTACGTTTCGAACGGCAAGCTTGATGCCATGGAAAAACGAGTTGTTGAAGCCATTAGCGGGCTCGGCACGCGCATTGACCACGCGTTCACGAAGGGGAATTGAGCCGATGACTATCGAAACCATTCACGTCGCGGCGACGCCCTATCCGACCGGCTTCCTTTGGTTCTTTCGCAACGGCGACTCGTGGTCCGCGCCAGCGATCAACAACGGCGCGCCATACCTGCCGACCATCACCAACAAGGCGCTTCGCAACTTCCTTTGGTTCTGCCGCAACCCCATCGGCAATTTCATGGGCTTCGTGATCGGCTTCGAAGGCCGGAATTACACCGTGTCCGGTCCCGCGCCTGTCATGCTCACGACGCTCTATGACGCGGTGCCGCCGGCCTATGGCTGGAAATGGTGCGTCATCAACGGATGGGCGCCCTTCGTCGCTTACAGCGGCAAGCGGGTGCTTTGGTATCTCGGATGGCGCCCGGCATCTGGCGGGTTCGGTTTCAAGTTCAACATTCACGCGAGCGCTGTTTAATGACGACGCTTACCGACGACGACATTCGCCACCGCGTAACGGTTTACAACGACTGCGGCAAGAACGGCCGCGAAGCCGCTCGCCGGCTTGGCATCGATCCGAAGGGATTGCGCGACACGCTTAAGAAAGCTGCGCAGCGCGGAATGATGCTTGACGACCCGGCCGCATGGCCCGGCTTTGTCATCACTAAAGAATCGAAGACGACGCGCGTCGACAAGGACGGCAACGAAACGTCGTCGCAGTCCGTGACACAGAAGCTTGACGCGCAAGGCGAAGACTTCGCCGTGCCGGCAACGCATCTGATGGGCAAGATCACCTATCAGGTTTCGGGCGATGGAAAGGTCGAACGGTCCTGGCCGCGTGTCAGTCCGGACGATAATCTGCGCGAAGCCGCCATGCGCGCGTTTGTCGAAGCGCTGAAAGATGAATTGCCGCGCGCCGAGCCCGTCGCCGCTCCCGACTTCGCAATTGACGACAAGTGCAACCAATACACCGTCACCGATTATCACTTCGGTATGATGGCATGGGGCGAGGAAACCGGCGGCGCCGACACCGACTTGAAGCTGCAAGAACAGCTTTGGCGCAAGTGGTGGTCATACGCCATTGCGCAGGCTCCGCAGGCTGACACGGCCATCTTTGCGCAGCTCGGCGACCTGGTGCACTTCGACGGCTTGAAGGCCATCACGCCCGCCCATGGTCATGTGCTCGATTCCGACTCCCGCTTTTCCAAGGTGGTCCGCACTGTCATTCGATGCGTGCGCTTCGCAATTCGCGAGCTTCTGACGAAGCACAAGAATGTCCATCTGATCTTTTCGGATGCGAACCACGACGAAGCCGGCGAAGTTTGGATGCGCGAACTTTTCGCTGCCTACTTCGAAGACGAACCGCGGGTGACCGTCGATCGCTCGCCGGGTTCGTTCAACGCGTTTGAATGGGGCCTAACTTCGCTCTTCTATCATCACGGCCACAAGAAGCGATTCAAGGACGTCGATACGACTTGGGTCGGTCGCTTCCGTGAAGTCTTCGGCCGCACGAAATTCTCATACGGCCACACTGGTCATCTGCACTCCGACGAAATGTTCACGTCGAATACGGGCGTCAAGGTTGAACGTCATGAGACGTTGGCGGCCCCGAGCAGCTATGAAGCCAACGCCGGTTATAACTCCGGCCGCTCGGCGAAGGTCATCACCTATTCGAAGCAATTCGGCGAGTGTGGCCGGTTCACGGTAACGCCCGACATGGTGGCCGCGTAATGCTCCGGATCACTCCCGAAACGTTGACGGCAGCATACGAGTTTTTGCGCGCGCTGCCGCCATTTGCCGGGATGAAACTTCCGCCCGCCGACGAAGTGGAATTTCGCATCACGCGCCGGACAGACGAATTCGGCCGCTACCAGTGGATGGGCAAGCGGCATCGTATCTCGATTTCCGAGAAGAGCAGCGGCAACGCCGACACGCTTCTAAAATCAATGGCTCACGAAATGAACCACCTTTCGTTGGAGCAAGACGGCCTGGAAAGCTACCGGGGCGGCGAGAACACGCACAACAAGCATTTCAAAGCCCGAGCCGCGCGCATCTGCAAGGTTTATGGATGGGACGCGAAGGCATTCCAATGAAGCTTTGGGAAGTCGAGAACAACCGCAACACCATCAATGAAGCGCTGTTTAGAGCGATGGTGAGCGAAGCCTATCCGGACGTCAACCTGGTCGTGGCCGGGCATCATATCTTTTTCCGACGCGACGGAAGCGATGCGCCAGAGGAAATCCCGAGCGCCGATGCGCTGATCTTTGACCACTTCATTGCGCAGGCGGTTTGGAAGAGCAATTGGCAGAACGTGCTTGCGCAGCTCGCACTTGAGCCCGCGGCGACGCGCGACGCGCTGTTGGCCCGGCTGTTCAACGCGCGTCATGCTGCCTGAAATTTTGTAACCTGGAGTCGACAATGAAACTCGCATGTCTCGGCAACCCTGAAACTTGTGCGCACGTCGTTTGTTCGTGTGCGCCGCCGCCGGACGCCGTAGGTAAGCGCCTGGCACCGCTCGGTCAGTTCTGCACTCCAATGGGTGTGACGTTCTGCAAGGGCAACCAAGACCGCTGCAAGTCGTGTCCCGACATTCCGCCACCATCCGTCGCAAGCCCGCCACTGGCGCCAGCCGACCGCGCGCGCAAGGGACTTTCGCCATTTGAAAAGCCGCCGCTTGGTGACCCGCGCACCAAAGACACCAACCCGAAAGATGCGATCGGCGACAAAAAGGTGCCGTTGTGGCTGTGCTCGCCGATCGCAAAGGCGCAATGGGCCGTCGCGCAGTTCGTCGGCATGGTCAAATATGGCGCCTGGAATTGGCGCAGTGCCGGCATTCGGAATTCAATCTATTTGTCCGCCATACAGCGGCACCTTGACGCCTACATGAGCGGCGAGGAAGTCGACCCGGTGGACCAGACGGAGCACCTGGGGCACATCATGGCTTGCGCCGCGATCATTATCGATGCGAAGGCCGCCGGCAAGCTGGTCGACGATCGGCCCCCGAGTGTCGCGCTTCGCGCGGCTTATGCGACCGTGGAAAAGCAAATGGCTTTGGCGCGTGAGAACTACGGTCATATGAAGCCGCGGCACTTCACGATCGCCGACACCGGTTGCTAAACTTCAATCGATACGCCGTATGTCACCGCGAGAGCTGTCAACACCACACCTAGTCGCGTGGTCGTTTCTTTCAGCTCTGCCATTTCCATAACGAGCGACATGATCGCTCGTTCGGTGAACTCATTCTTTGAGGTTTCGTCGACATTCTCTTCGTGCATGGCGTTCTCTCCGGTTGATGAGAACGTAACATGAACTAGGTTTATTTCCCCGTCAATATTTTCCTACGCTTAAGTGTGAATAACGGGCGCATTCGCGCGCCCGAAATTCTTAAACCTTGGGGATTTTAATTCCCTTTTCCCTCGCAAGGGTCGTCACCTGGACGCGCACGCGCTCGACCGTTTCTTCCAGTTGCGAAATGTCCATTACGAGCGACATCAGCACCCGCTCAGTGAAACCATCTGCGGAATCCTCGTCGCCGATCAACGTCGGCTGTTTTGCGGATTTGCCCCGTGATCGTTTCACGGTCCCCTTCGTGTCACTCATCAATAACGCCCTTGTCACCGTATCAATCCCTGTTTTTAACGCCCCAAAGTTGCATAGCGCGTTTCGTGCCGGAAAAATAACATATTCGCGATGGAACGAATCGAAACCCGCCGGATGTTACTGATTTGGCACAGCTTTACGCGTCGAAGGTTCCATTTTTGAAACTCGGACGCGTAAGTGGCGCACGTCTGCACGCAGGGCGGTTAAATCGTATCGAATCCGTATCAAGTGTTTGATTTTGTTTAATTTTCCTTCGGTTCTCCGTGGCATTTTACCTGCACTCCATGGTTGTTTCCGTCGCTGTCCGTCCGCGACGGGAACATAACTACATCAGATTTTCGCCACCAGTTCGCCATGGTGTTCGATTCGAACATACTTAGCCGGCGACGAATTGAGTCATGACTTTACGGATGCGACCGGCCCTGTCGCCGCGCATTGTCTCCGGCGCGAGACGGTATGTGCTGCCGACGCGCTCAATGCGTCCCTGGTCAGTCAGGTATCTCACTCGGCGATAAACCGACGCCCGCGGCAGTCCAATATAATCAGCAATCTTAGGCGCCGACATCGGTCGGTTTTCCGCGTCACCGACAAACACCGCCAGCAGGACCAGGAGGGTTTCGTTCTCGGCGCCGAAGTGCCCGGCTGTGTCGGGCAAAAGTATTTCATGCAAAACGCGAGTTAGATCGATGTAGGCATGCGCCATCCGCAGCCCATAACCGATTTCCTCCGTCGCCATGTGTTTCTGTCTATTGCGCATAATGACGCAATGAAGCGTTGCGCGCCGGACATTGGAACAAGTCTAGGGTTGAGCGCGGAGGTATGGTGAATGCACTCCAAATTTCGGTTTGCAGCACATCATATTACCGAGCAGTTTCAATGACCTGAAATCACATCAGTTTGAAAATATCTATTTGATTTTGTTGCAAAAAGATCGGATTTCGATTCCGAGGGTCGGGCGTTCGAATCGCTCCGAGTGCACCAACGATTTCAATAACTTAGCCTAAAACAAAACTAGAACGATTTTGTCGGTTTGCAGTTCGGTTTGCAACTCACGTTCCTGAAACGTGCTTTTCGAGCTTCAACATGGCTTGTTCGGCAAGCTCGAATTTGCCGCCGAGATAGTGCGCCTGCAATATGCGCTCAACGTCCTTTAGGCTGTGCCCTGTAAGCGATGCGATCTCCGGCACCGTACAGCCGGCCAGCGCCAGGCGCGTTACAGCGGTGCCCCGCAAGTCGTTGAACCGCACTCCGTCGTCAAGTGCCGGGTTCGTCTTGGTGGCATCATCCCAAGCCTTGCCCCATGACGTCCGGAACCCGTCGCCGGTCCAAGCCTTGCCGCGCGTGTTGAGAAGGATGCACCCTTTCCCGTTCTTGGGCTGGCGGGCGTCAAGTTCGGCTTTTAGGACCGCTCCAACGGGGATGGCGACTCGAGCCTTGCGCTTGCCCTGGCGCAGCCGGATATGGGCGCCGTCGTATTGCTCCCAAGTGAGCCGGATCAAGTCGCCTTGGCGCTGGCCGGTCCATAGGGCGAGCACGAGCGCGAAACCTAGTTCATTGCTGGCACTGCCGAGAAAGCCGCGAATGTGTTCCGGCTTCCAAATGACTTCGGCGCGGTCGACTTCATACAGCTTGCCGCCGCGTTCGCAGACATTCGTCGCAATGGTGCCCCGGTCCTTGGCCACCGACAGCACGCGCGCGAGCACGCCCCAAGCGTAATCGGCTTGGCGATCGCCGTTGCTTTCGGCGAGTTCGTCGCGCCATCGCTTAAACTCGCCGCGCGCGCGGACGTCCTGCGCAGCAACTAGCGACATGGTGCCAAATTCAGTTTCGATCCATCCGAGAAAGCGCAGATAGTCTTTTTTCGTCCGCGGGGCCAACTTGGTGAATTCGGACGTCGATTTGAATGCCGCGATTAGCGAAAAGAGCGTTCCGGCTTGCGGCTTTTTGCGGCTTTCGTGAGCCCTGGTATATGCGACGATAAAACGGGGGTCGCCGAGCTGCAACGCCTTGCCTTGTTCATCTCGCAACAGCGGGCCGCCGCGCCAGGCATAGAAATATTTCTGCTTCGAACCATCGGCAAGCGTCTTACTTGCGGTTGCCAGTCCTGGCAGTACCTTTGCGCGCCTCATGCTCCGCTTTCCATTTCGAAAATTCGTCCTCTTGAGGGACGATTGACGGTGCCGCAATTCCGCTCGCCTTGTCTAGTGCTAGATCAATGGCTTTGCGGTCCCAACGGCGCGTGAATTCGATGGGCTTCGGCATCACGCCTGTAGCAACCCATTTAGAGAATGTGGCCGGCATCACGCCGCAATAGCTTGCAGCTTCGGTGCCCGATATCAGGCGCGGCGCGGTCATCGCGGGCGCCCCGTCCAAAAGTTTCTCAACTTCGCGCGGTTTTCGGGCGTCCATTTTCCCATGTGATTAAGCGCGTCCCGGTATAATTCCATTGCGCGCTTAACCATGCAAAACTCTTCGCCGGGAATGTCTTCGCCGCTAAAGCGCAGGTTGACGGCGCGCACCACTACGGGCGCGGAATCGCCCTCTTGGCTCGTGAGCACCAACTGAAAGCGCTTCATTGCGGCACCACGAGCCGCGTCTTGAGCCCGTTGGCTTCGGACGTCGCGTTGAATTTTTTGCGCACCGCATGCGAAATAACGATGCCGTAACGCATCGCTATGCGGTCAAGGCAAATCATCGTGTCCGCAATTTCTTCCGCAAGGTGTTCCACGGTATCGCGCGACCCGCGAAGGCCCAGGCGCTCGCGTTCAAGTTTCTTGATGACATTGCAAACTTCGCCGGCTTCTCCGGCCAGCTCGTTGCCGAGGAACGATTCCGAAAGCACGACGTCGCCGCACCATTCTTTATCGCGAGCAAGGTTCGCCGATCGCAGGGTGCGAAATTCGTTCATCATTGCGGCACCACAAACGCATAGACACGCCCGCGCGGATAAACCGTCTCGGCAACGCGGTTGCCGTGGTTGCCGGAAATGATAATCGGGTTGCCCCGGTCGTCGAAGCCCGAGACGACGCCGACATGTCCGCCGCCGCGCCGGCTCATGACCGCAATCGCGCCGACGTGTGCAGTAGTGCGCGGCATGCTGGCGAACGATGCCGCCATGTCCGAACCCGTCCCATGGTATCCCGAGCGCTGCAAGATCGCGTTCATGAACCGCGCGCACCAAAGCGACGAACGACCATAGATCGCGCCCTTTCCGATCTCGGCGCGCGCCGCGCTCACGACGTCGCTTCCCATATCGAAAAATGATCGCTCCGGAGCTGGCGCGACGACGCGGTGATGGTGGTGGCGATGGTGCCGATGGTGAGGCTTGGCGAATGCCGGCGGCGCGGCCAGGAACAGACCAACGATGGCGACGATCATTGCCAGCGCGCGCCCATCCCTTCGCCAACGAAAGAAGTTGCGAACATTCACGGCGGCCATTGCCGCGCTAAAGGCCGCGCAAATCCACAAGTCGGCGGAAGCATTCAGAACGGCGAAACACAGCGCGGCTACGGCGTTCAACGCCGGACCCGAAACATGCTTGTTGCCAATCAGCCAAACGGCAAGCAACGTGACGGCGCAGGCGACGATTTGAAGGGCAAGCATCAGCGTTGCCCCTGCGCCGGCACAATCGACGGCGCCTTGACCCTGCCCGCGGCGATATCTTCGCGGCGCTTGTCCATGAACGACCTTGCCGGGACGAAACCCGACGGCGGGTCATCGATCATGTCGCGCATTTCGGGCGCCAGGCTCGGCGATATGGCCGCCGGCTTCGCATCATCGCGCAGCACATAGCCGCGGCCCCAAACCGTTTCGATATCGCGACCCTCAACGGCGCGAAGCTTTTTGCGGATTTTGCAAACGAACACGTCGATAATCTTGATCTCGGGTTCGTCCATCCCGCCATAGAGATGATTCAGAAGCATCTCTTTCGAGATGGTCATACCCTTGCGCAGCGACAGCAATTCGATAACGGCGTATTCCTTCGACGTGAACCGCACCTGATGCCCGTCAACCGTAACGGTCTTTGTGCCAAGGTTCACGGCCACGTTGCCCGTGGTGATGATCGATGTTGGATGCCCCTTCGAACGACGGACGACGGCGTGAATGCGCGCAACTAATTCGTCTTTGTGGAAAGGCTTGGTCATGTAGTCGTCGGCGCCGACGCCGAGCGCCTTCACCTTGTCTTCGATGCCGGCCAGGCCCGAGCAAACCAAAATCGGCGTGCCGATCTTGGCAACGCGCAGTTGCTTGATGACGTCATAACCGGAGAGGTCTGGAAGGTTCAATTCCAGCACGATCACGTCATAATCGTACAGCTTGGCGAGGTCGATTGCCTCTTCGCCCGTGTCCGTCGTGTAGACGTTGAACGACTGGCTTTTCAGCATCAGTTCAATCGACCGCGCGACAACGGCATCCGACTCGGCAACTAGCACTCGCATTTGCATTCCCCTGATTTGATTTTGTTAACCTACCTCAACAAACGTTGTATGTCAACGTCCGGGGATTAGCAGACCGTGCCGGCGCACAAAATCCTTAGCCGCGGCCAGGTTATCCACTGTTTCGAGCGCGACCATGCCGGCAGCCTTCAAACAGGGATGCAATGCAAGTTGAGCCTTGGACAAGCCGCCTTCGTCGTCCTTGAATTCGAGCCCATACAGGCCGCCCCAAAGAAACAGATAATCCGGAATGCCGGCTTCGACCCCGATCATTTTGAACCGGATTGCTTCGACCCGATCGCGCTTGCCACCGTTCGGCGTGTGCCACGAGATGACGCCAGGCAAGCCGGACGGCTCAACCTTCCATTGCCCTTTGTTCGGACCCTTCGCCCAACGCTCGCCTTTATAGAAGATCGTAAACGAGTGCTGGATATCCCATTCGCTCGGCTTCGGCATTACGCAATCACCAACTTTTTTGCCTGGTCGACATAGTATTGATAATTCAGATTTGCGAAATCGAACTTGCTCGCAAGGTTGCATTCGGCGACCAGGTGACCGGACTCAATCCCGGTTTCGGTCGACGTCGGATAACGCGCCATGTTTTTCATGTGGATTCGTTCATCCCAAGTGTCCGGCGGCAATGTCGCCAGGATCGACCGATAATATTGGTCCGTGAGTTTGTTCTTGCGCTTGAAGGTGCCGGGCGTCCCCTTCGGACGTGCAACCTTTTTCATTGCGCCGCCGTTGTGCGCGACATAGTAGCGGCAAATTCGCTGCTGTTCCTGGTCACCGATATACAGCTTGCAAGATCGGTCGACCTTCGCGCGGCACATAAAATCGAACGGGTCACGGTGCGCGTCGATATAGCGTTCTATGTCGGCGCCTTCGACCATGTGCGCGACGGCCGCCATGATGACGACTTGCGCCGAATAATCCTTGTGCCATGCCGGCGGAGACGAATACGAAATATCGTCCGGGAAGTTCTTAGGATACCAGTAGGCACCCTTCATTTTGATTTCGCCTTTCAGCGACTCGGCAATGTAGTTGTTGACGTCCCGAATCCACATGCGCGAATAAAGAACCTCTTCCAACACCAGGCGCGTCCGACGCATCCAAATGTCGCGGATGATCTCGGCGTGGCGCATGCGCGATCGGTGAACCCGGTATGTGATGCCGTCGGTGTTCGCCTGGATGATTTGCAGCGTGTCGACGGTCAACAGCCATTCCGCGAGCATGGCAATGGCCAACTGCCCGTTGACGGTGGTCGCCATCGTGCATTGCGGATCAAGGAAGACGGAATGAACGTTGTTCGTGTTGCCGAACGTGCCGTTGCCGCCGAGCTTGAACAGCGCGTTTTGCGGCGTTCCCTTTTTATATTTCGCGCGCTCAACGGGAAGTTCGCTAAAGACCTCAACGAACCGTTCGCCAAGGTGCTCGGGATGCAGCCGGTTGGCGACCATGTTCGCGGGATACATGCCGGCAACGTCGATATCGACAATCGCATATTCCGCGTCGGCGACGAAGCGCTGCGCGGTGACGGATGCGTGAATGCCGCCGGTCCCGAAATGGAAATCAACGCCGCCGACGGTCGCGTGAACGCCCGCAAACACGCCCTTGGTAGTTAGCCGTTCGGTGATTTCGTCGACGCTCAAGACTTGCTGCCGCATCCATGCGAGCACGCGGGCAAACTCGGGGTTCTGAAATTCAATGTACGGAAATATGATATCGTTGAGCGCGACCCGCTCGCGGATGGTTTGCCGCGGCATCTTGCGCCCCGACTCCCAAGTGTAGCAAAGCTTATCCCCTAGACGCTGTTCAACAAACTTCGCGCCGATCTTGGTATCGTTCATATTGAGAACGTCACCCTTGACCATTTCCGTTTCGATCAACTCGATTCGAAAAATAATGTGCTTGATGTTGTAAAGGGTAAAGCGCTTCGTCTCGGCGACGTCATGCTTGTTGTACGGAATGAGCGTGTCTAGCACCTGGTCGCTTGTTAATGCCTGATCGAACGGCAGCGGCATTTCCAGCACGGAATGCGAACGCATGGCGAATTCGAGCGCCTTCAAGCTGGTGCGCTTCGCCTTGTTGTCAAAGTGCATCATTTTGTAGACGTCTAGCTGCGGCGCGAAGCGGTCGCTTTGCCAGATGGTGCCGGAGTTCGTATGATCGTTGATGCGCTCTTGTGCCGCTTCGTAAATCTCGGCGACGGTGCAATCCGGGTTGGTATAAATGAAGTGCAAAACCGGATAATCGAACCCGACGGTATTGAACCCGATCATGAGCGTTTCGTGCTCGCGCCAGTATTCAAACCAGGCGAGCAAAGCCACGCGGTCGTCACGGTGAACGGAGATTTCGAAAGTCATATCAAGGTCGGAATACAGACCTTGAACGTTCATGGTGAACACGACTAGCGTCGTCTCGATATCATAAACGATGGCGGATTTAATATCGATCACGGCTCACCGTCTGAAAGGAAACAAACGCGACACGGTGTTTGTCACTACCGGAGCAATTAGCCCCACCGTGTCGCGTTGCTAGTGGGAGACGTGGTGCGGAAAACCCCTTAACCGCACCACGCCTTGAACCGGGTCGATCGGGTTATGAGCCCTCGCCCCGATTTGGTAACAGCGACCCGGTACGCAAAACCAAAGCCGGGCCGCTGTGTCTCGTTACGCTCCCGGAGTTGGGAACGGCGCCAAGGCGGGCGCGGCAGGCGGTGCCGGCGGAAGACCGGGCGGCAACGGAGCAACCGGCGCCAAAGGCGGAGCGGAGATTGCAGGCGGTGCCGGCGGCGCAGGCGGGGCCGGTGGTGCGGCGGGAGCGGCAGGCGGTGCAGGCGGAGCCGCAGCGGCGGGCGGCATGGGTGCCGTTCCGGCGGGAGCTGCGCCCGGAGGCGGGCCGGGAGGCTGTGCAGCCGCCATGCCGGCACCAACCGAAGCACCGACACCGCCGAACATCGATTGGACCGAACGCTGGCCACCGCCGCCGATCTTCTCTTCGGGTTTGCAAGCCCGAGTGAAGCAAACGCCTTCCAGGCTGAAATTGACGCCGAACGTTTTGTTGTGGAACGTATAGGCACCAATAAACGGCATGCCGAAATCGCCGGACTTATAGAGTTCCTGTCCGCCGACCGTGCGCGAAGTGATCGCCTGTTCGACGCCATTGCTCACGATCGCGACGCGCGGACCTTCGTCCAGATAGTTCGTCGCTTCGATGATCCAGTGACCCGTCCGCCACTTGTTGCGCTCGGCGATCTGTTCCGGGGTGAGCGGCGTCTGACCGGGCTTCAACTTCTGCGGATATGGAATATCACCGTCCTGGATCGGCCACTTGCCGCCGGCCGGCCACGAGCCCCACGCCTTCGTTGCGGCTTCCATGCAGTGCGCAGCAAGCCCGGCATAGTTGGCGCAAGTCGTCGCGTCGTTGGTGAGCTTGGGCACCTTCACGGTGAGCGCAAAATGCGGCTTGTCGATCGGGTCACCCGCTGCCGACTTCGTGCGCTTGATATGCACGAAAGGGTAAGCCGTCTGACATTCGATCGGAGCGCCAGCAACGGCGCCAGCGGCATCAAGATATTGCCCGACCAGGCGCGAGACGCTGCGTTGGGCTTTGTGTTTAGCAACTTCGGTCATTTCAACTCCGTTTCAACCGTTTCAACTATTTCAACAATTGGTCTAGGCGGCAGGGTTCGAACCTGCGACCCCCTGACTCCAAATCAGGTGCGCTACCAGACTGCGCTACGCCCAGGCCATCTTTCTACACCGCGTTACGTTGTATGTCAACGTTCTGCGCTGCTATTTTGCGACGGCTTCGCCTTTTACCCATCCGCGAATCTTCTCGGCATAGCCCAACACGTCCGCTTTCGCCTCCGCGTGGTCGTTGCGGGCCGCATCCATGGCCGTTTCGATTGCCCAGCGGCGCAAGTAGGTCTCGGAATCCGCCTGCGAGTTGCCGGCGCTCACCGCGTTGCCTTCATGCTTCTTTGCCTGGCCGACTTGGTAAGGCATCCACTCGCAAAAATAGCCATGGCTGGGCTTGGCGTCGTCGTCCTGCAAGAGCGCCACGCTCGTTTTGCCGAATGGGACGCCGTTGCCATCGAATACCACGAGGTTCACCATTCGATCGCCCCAAACATGGGCGACCATCGCGGCAAGCGGCGCGGTGACGTCGTTGCGAACAAAGCCCGGTTCGTGCGTGGCCGACGGCGTGAACCATACCACGCGGCCGACTGTTGGCTTAATCATTGAAATTTCCTTCGTTAGTGAATTGCCGAGAGCCGCCCGGCGCGGTTAGGCCATATCTCCCATTTGCTTCCCGGCTCTACGCCAATCGATTTCGCCAGCCATGATGCAGCCATACGGCAGCACTTCGTCGACGATCTCCGCGAGCCCGAACCGCGCGATTTGTCTGCGCACCGACTCGGCGTTCTTGTAGGCGCCCGGCATCTCGCTTGTATCGGGAGTGCCGGAGAACCATCGCGCGTCAAGTCCATCGGGAAGACCGGCGGCGCGGTGTTGAAAGTTAGACAGGGCGGAAAACCCCTGATCCGCTTGCGGCAGCGTTTTCTTGTACGCGGTGCGGCTCAAGTTGCGCCCTGCCCCGTGCGGTGCGAACCCTAAACCATTCGGGGCGTTGAGCCCGCGAGCGATCAAAATCGGTTCGGACATGTTCATTGGAATGAGCGTGAGCCCGTCCGTATCGGTCGCGAAGTTCGGGAATGCCGGCGTCGCGCCCTTGCCGTGGTAAAAGAGCCCGTCCGACTTCTGCCAAACGAAGTTGTGTTCGTTCCAAAAACGGTCCTTGGCGCGCGCACCAATGCGATAGGCAACAGCATCGTGAATCGCGAAATGGTTTTGCTTCGTCCATTCGCGAATGAGCTGCATCGCGTCCCAATACTCCCGCCCTTCATATGAATCGGCGACCAGCCAAGCTTGATGCTTCGGAATGCCGGCGGCGATCGTCCGCGTGTGCTTCTCGGCAACCTGCATGCCAGCCTTGAAGAGCATCGCACCAGGCTTGCGTGAGCCGTGATGCGTCACAAGCGCAACTTCGCCCGTCGACTTGACGCGTCCGACATAAAAGAAGTGGTTGCCGTCGCCTTGCGTGCCGAAGTGATGGAATGCTGCGCTGATCGTCGGCGCAAGAAAGTCGTTCTTGGCAAAATCCAACATCAGGTCCGACGTCGGCCGCATGATGCCGTCCGAACGGCCGCCCGGTCCGAAGTGCGTCAACTCCATACCAGCGTCCAAGACCATTTCCGGATCGATGCCGTGACCCAAAACCGTGATGGCCATCGAACAACAAATGTCCGCCGAGTGATAACCGGGATGGATTGCGTTCTCCGCAGCGACGATGCCGCCGACGGGAATCGTACCTGGCGCCGAGCCGGCCGGACACGCATCGGGCATCACGGCGCCCGCCTTGAGCGTCGGGACGCGCATCAGCTCGTGCATGTGCTTCGTCACGGCGTCGCGGTTGATTCTTTCGTCCGCGGTTTCAGTTTCCAGGTTGATGAAATACTCCAAGGCGCCCAGCTCGCGCCGCTTCATTCGCTCGCCGCCGAAGTCCGGGTAAAGGTCTTCAATGCGCGCAGCTTCACGGTAGTTGCACCATGCGGGCATGCCGCGACCTTCGCCAATGCGGGAATCAGGATCGATGCCGGCAGCCTGGCACAGTTCGCGGGCGCGCTTCTGGAATGGATCGGATCGGTTCATAGGGTTTATTCCTTGTTGAGTTGGCGGAGTGGCAGGCGCGTTCGGACTCGAACCGAAATTCCGGGAATCAAAATCCCGTGTCCTAACCGTTGGACGACGCACCCGAGCCCGTTATTTCGCGTGCGTACCTTCGACGCCGCGAGTCATGCGATCGAGCGTCCGGCTGAAAAGCCAAAGCTTCGCCGTTTCCAGGTGCGTCAACGCCACTGCGTTTTCGCGGCACGCAAACGGGCCTTTCTGGAACGACTGCAAGCGGTCGATCAAGATCGCAAGCAAGACTTCCTGCGTCACGCCGTTGACGCCGTTTTCGTTGATCGGACCATTCTGGAAAATGATCGTTGAGTGCTTCGCCGATGTGCCATAACGCGTCTTGAATGGGCACGAAATGTTAGTTTCGGTGTCGAAACCTTCGATCATATACAGATGGTTCGCACCGCCCGCGCCCGGTTTGTCCGTCACGGTGATCGAAATCTTGTCGTTGGCCGGGTTGACCTTGTGAGTCGTAATCTCGCGCATTTGGATATCCTTCATCGTTTTTCGTTGATTGTCAACGTGGTTGGAAGTTACTTGACGCTGATGAACGGGACGGTCGAGCCTGGAACCATCGTTGACGGGAGCGCACCGTTCCACTTCTCCGCCTGCGTCAAGGCAATGAGATTCGGGTTTGACCCGAGCGCTTCGGCACGCGCCTTGATTGCAGATGCTTCGGCGTTGCCTTTCAACACGATCGCGTCGGCCGCGGCCTTCGCTTCGGTGAAGGTCGACTTGGCGCGTCCCTCCGCCTGCGTCACGGCAATGTCGGCCTTGATCTTCTCTTGCTGGTAGTTCTGTTGCTGGCGCTGCACTTCGACTTCGGCTTGCATGCGCTGTTCAACCGACTTGATGTAGTCGGGCGAAAACGAAATGTTCTCGATTTGCGCGCTTTCGATGACAAAGATCGGGTCATAAGCAATCGACTGCGCAAGCGACGCCGCGGCGTCTGCGTTGAGCTGGCCGCGGCTGCTGATCGCCTTTGCCGCCGTGTATTGGCCAAACACCGTCTTGACGCGCTCGTAAACGTGCGGGGCGATGACGCGAGCAATCGCGGCGTCATAGTCGCCACCAAAGCGCGAATACATTTCCGACACCTTATCCGGCGCAATGTGCAGCGTCACCGATACGCGAAGCATTGCCGGCTGTTGATCGGCCGAATAGGCTTCCATGATATCTTTGCCGGACGCTTCGTCGCGACCGTAGGTCTTCGTATGCGTCTGCATGTCGACCTTAACGACGCTTTCGATCCACGGCGTCTTGAAGTGGAAACCCGGCTGCACGACTTCGACGGTCGCACCATTGCGCAAGAGCACAGCGCGTTGCGTCTGGTCGACGGTGTAGCAGCACCCGAAAACAGTCATGAGAACCACGGCCAACATGGCCGCGAACAATCCACCAACGAACTTCATTTTAGTTTGCCTTCCTTATTGCGCGGTATTGCCACCATTGGCTTGCCCCGCCGTCTAAATACCAATGCTTTTGCACCCGCCGACGTTCGACGAAGCAAAGCCACTTGAACCCCTGGTCATATGTATCGACCGGCCACCACGCGAATTTGCGGTGCCAATCCGCGACCGCATCACCGAACATCGGCCGCGCTTCCTTCGCGGTTTTGCAAAACGGACCGCCGCAGCCGTGCGGATTGGAGCAAGGGAACGTCTCGTGCGGCTTGCATTCGAATGGCTTGGTAAGATCAACCATCAAATCACCCGCGGCAGATGCAAGCCCGGCACGCGCGCTTGAAGCGCGGCAAGGCGTTTCAAAACAGTGTCGGCATCGAACCTGCGATAAAGGCCGTCCAGCGATGGCGGTTCGCGATCACGCGTAAACGTCACGGTTGGCTGATCGAGCGGCACTTTGTCCTCATGCTGCACCAGGGCGATAACCGTATTGTTCTCGCGAAGTCGGATAGTGTGAATCTCATGCGCGCGCATGAAATAGGTTTGACCAGCTCGCGCAGTCTCCCGCATGACCGTCTTTAGATTGTCAGAACCGGAGAAAGCGAACCCCGACCCGCCATTGAGCGGCGTGCGGTATTCGAAGCGGTGAAACCATTCGGACCGCTCACGAACGTCATGGATGAACCACAGATTTTCGACTGCGCCGGCAACGCATAGCGTCTTGAAGTCATACCGGTGATCGTGCGGGTTCACGACTTCGGGCAGCTTCGAAACGTCACCGTCGAAAAAGTATAGCTTCACTGTTTCCGTCGGCGATCGACGAAGGCAAATATAATCGAAGCCTTTGACGTGGTAATCACGAAACGAATTCGCAATAACGTCGTCAACGGTGACGTCCGGCATGTTAGGAAGCTGAATGCTCATTGTGCTGCCATCGCTTTCACGGCCGCGCCGAACATGTCGGACACGTTCTTGGGTTTCCAATCCGGGCGCTTGTCGTTGGCGAATGCGAGCACGGGCGCGCCTGGCGGACGCGGTGCCATGGCGTTCACGGATACTTCGTCAATGCCGCGCTCGATCGCTTGTGCGGGCGACGGCACGTCCAGGCCGTCGGCGCCAAGCTTTTCCAGCACCAGCGCGCGCGCTGCTACCGGGTTCGCCCATGCGCGGTGCGTCTGCGACGTGACCATTTTCAAGTCGGGCGAGCCGGTGCCGGTGAGCTGGTCTTTCGACCATGCCTTTTCGGCGCTCTTAAACGCATCCGCGATCGGCTTCTTACAGGCCAGGAACAGCGCGCGTTGCGCTGGCGTCACCTGGTCCGGCGTCATCAGGCCCGCGACCAGGGCGCTAACGTCGCGCAGCAAATCGCGCGAAGCGGGGCAGCGACCGAAGAGCGGGCAATAGGTGCATTGCGTGCCGGCAACGAACTTCTTAGGGCCGTGCGGTATGGCCGCGACGCGTTGAGCAAAGGCGAACAGCGACGCCGCGGCTTCATACCATTGCTTGACCTTGGGCACCGGCCGGAAGTCGTTCGGCTGCACAACGACGTAGCGAATCCACGTCGCCGGCAGATTGTGCGTGTAGATCGAACCGGCAGCATAAATGCGGAGCTGTTCATTCTCTTCGGCGTCGACACCGACATAACCGTTTTTATAGTCGACGATCGTCAGAACGCCGGTTGACGGCGACCAATGCGCGACGTCGCAACGTCCCCAAATTTCATCGGTGAGCCGGACGCGCTGTTCAACCCAAATTTTATCGTCATTGCGCCGCATCAACTTGCGCACGAAATCGAACACCAGCGCGATACCATATGCCGCCGGGTGCTCGCGTGACTGTTCGTCCAATTCGGCAAGACCGTATTCAGCAAGCGGGCCTAGCACGCGCTCGATTTCGTCGTGCGCTTCGGTGCCCTCGATCGCCTCTTCGCCTTCCTCTTGCTCGCCAAGAGCTGCGATTGCTTCCGCGCTGGCGCTGCAACCGTCTTCCATCGCCCAACGGTGACCGGCCGAAGGCGCATACACGGCATGGGCGGTGCTGATGTTTACGAGTGCGTTCATGATAATGGTTCCACATTGCAGGCTTCGATTTCGCCGTAAGGCGTCGAAAGCAGGACGTGCGTTTTGGCGTTATCGAGCCCGCCCGGCTCATACCAATCATCGTGGCCGGATGGCGGAAAGTACGTTCCGGTGCGGACGCAGCGCTTGGCGAATACGATCGCTTCCCGGCCTTCGAAATGCGACGTATCCGCGAGATAGTGAATTGCGCGCTCATTGCCGCCGAAACCACGTTGACGCACGAGCGCCTTTGCAGCACCGCAAACAAAATCCCGCTGTGCGGACCATTTTGATGTAACGATGCCGAGCAATCGCATTGCTTCGTCTAAATTCGGGTTCGCTTCGATTTCATCTTTGACGTCGACCCAAGACAGCGGATAACCGACGCGCGCGACAAACTTCGGCGTCACAATTCGAATGCGATCATCAACGCGGTAAACGTGCGGCTTGGGCATGGGGGTTTGTCCTGTTGATCCGGAGCGGCACCAATGCCGCCCCGTCTCTGTTGTGGCCGAGCGTTAGGCGACGCCGAGCTGTGCGGCGATCGGCCCGAGCTTTTCGTCAGCCTGCAAGCGCAGGACTTCGATTGCTTCGGCGTAGGTCGCGCCCTTCACGGTGATGCCGGAAGTTGCGAGCCAATCCGCAAGAGCCTGGCCACCGTCGGCGGCGCCGGTTGCGCGGCGTTCCAAGTCGGCAATGATCTTGCCGGCAACGACACCAGACGGAGCGGCAGGCGGTGGCGGCGGCGCAGGCGGTGCGGTGACGGCAGGCGGCGGCGGTGCGATGGTCGTCGCAGGCGTGCGTCGCAGAACTTCCGGAATGCCGTCGTCGGCGGTTGTCGGAGCGGCCGGGACGGTCGGCGGTGCTTCCGTTCCGGGGATGGTCACCGGGTCCGGTGCCGTTGCGGTCGACGGGTCGCCGCCGCTCTTCTTCTCTTTCTTCTCACGCGCCTTGCGCTGCTTTTCGGTTTCAGCCGGCGCGCCGCCGCCGACGTCCAGCGCGAGTTCCGAAGCGCTATTCATCAGCTCCGGGCCGAACATCTTTCCGAGTTCGGTTGCGTTGTTGTCGAAGATGCCGAACGCTTCGGAAATCGAACCCGTTTCGAATTCGACTTCGATACTCGGGTGCATCACCTGCACGCTTTCGACGACCGCGTGAAATGGCGGCCGAACAATTTTCCACTTAAAGACCATCTGATTCCCTTGCCGGGTTTGTGTTGAGAGTGACGGCAACCTACAGCACAAACGGTGTATGTCAACGAAAAAGAATTACTCGCATCATGATGAACCGTAAATAAATGTTGTACATTACCGAAATTAGTGTTTGACAACGTTTGGCGTTGAACGATAGTAGCACAATCGCCGAGACTAAAAGCCTACCATTAGTGAAACAGGAGTTATTATGGCCCGGAAGTCCACGACAATTCGTCGCGAATCAGCACCGTCAAGCAAGTTCACGCCCGAGCGACTGAGAGCATTCGCGGAAGATTTGAAGTCGCAGCGCGTGCCCCTGGTGCGTCAACAGATTTCAGATGACGTCGTTGTTGGCCTGCGCGCGATCTGCCATCAGACGGGACACATTGCGTTCCACGTCTCCTATTATGTCGACGACAAGCGCCCCTTTATGAAGATCGGCGACTTTGATAAGGGCTCGCCCGATTTCATCTCGATCGAAGATGCGCGCGAAGTGGCCAAGACGGTCAAGGCGCTCGGCGAAAAGGGAATCGACGTCCAGGACGGCTTGATGCGCCGGCTTATCCGCGAGTTGCAGGAAAAGGGAACTAACTGGCGCGTGCCTAAGTAAAGGCGCGCCAGCTCTTCTTTTGTGCCAACAGATTTTTGCACTAACCATATATTGAGGTTGCCCCGACATTGGACTTGACGTTGACATACAACGTTTTGTGCTGTAGTTTCGTCGAATGGTCGCACCCCTTCAAGACATAATCGACGATGTTGCATTCGTCGGCCTGGCCGTCACCTTCGTTCATACCGGCTTCAATGCCTCGTTTGAAATGGAAGATGGCAAGTGGTCGCCGGACGAATTCGGCATCACCCCGAGCGACGCAATCCGAAAGTGCTTTCGGCTTCACGCTCCCGAGCCCAAGCCTGCCGAGCTGCCACCGCTCGCGCCCCCGCCGCCTTCCCTTCTCCCGCCCCCGCCATATTGAGACAAGCATGCTGCTTTCGCAATTGGACGCGGACGATCTTTTCAGCTTGACCCTCTGGCGCAATGAGTCCGGTTATTGCGTCGGCGTTCAAAAGCATGCCGGCGACCTTGTGAAATACGAAACACGACGGACCGCAAGCGAAGCCATCGTGGCAGCGCTTAAGTTGGTTCGCATCACGCCGCCGCCTTACTGATCGCGAGCATATGACCGAACCCCTTGAATATTACGCGGCGCAAGGCGCTGCGCTCTTTCCGATCCCCGCCGGCAAAAAGGCGCCGGGCGCGATCGTCGAATCGTTCAAGGATCATGCGAGCCGCGACCCCGCCCAATGGGCAAAATGGCGCGAAGAAAATCCCGGCTGTAATTTCGGCGTCGTTGCGTTCGCTTCGCAGTGGATCACGTTAGATACCGATATCAAGCCGATCGAAGGACAGACGCCCGAAGCCGCGCGCGCCGAAGCATGGGCAATGCGTGGCGATCTGTTCAAGTCATGGGGCATGGACCCCGACACGCTGCCGCACGTTCAATCCGCGCATGGCGGTTGGCACGATCATTTCGCGGTGCCGGCGGACATTGACGCCGCGACGCTGCGCCAGCCGGACGCCATCAAGGGTCGCATCAACGTTCGCGTTAAAGGCTACACGGTCGCGGCCGGCAGCTACTATGACGGCTCGGAAAAGAACGACGCTCCCGGACATTATCAGCTATTCGCGAATGCCGCAGCGGCGCACCCTGCCCCGTCCGCGCTGATCGAACATTGCCGGCGTGCCGAGCGCGTCGCAACGACCAGAGCGCCAGGCGCGCACGATCGCGGCGACGTCGGCAACCTGGTGACTTGGCTAGACCATCGCGGCGGCTTCGAAGCTTACGAAGATTGGTGTTCGCTCGGCATGGCGTTGAAGCTTGAATGCGGCGACGACGCAAAAGAGCTATGGGCGCTTTCGCACAACGAGACGGTGACGCCCGACGTCATCGAGTCGAAGTGGGAATCATTTGCCAGTGAGCCGACCGATAATTCCGTCACGCTAAACAGCTTCATGAAGCGCGCGCACCAACTCGGATGGACCGGATCAATCCGCCCGTCCGTTGGTTCGATGTTCGCAGGCGTTGCGCAGTTGGCCAGCTCGCCGAGCATTGCGCCGTCCGCACCCTCCCCCTTCAACATGGAGGGAATACCAGGCCCGAGCAATCCAGCGGCCGAAGAGGAAAGCGACTTCCCGTTTATTGAGCCGGTCTATCCGGAACAGAACGGCGACGACTGGTTGCCGCCCGATTATATCTTCGATGGCATCTTGCAGCGTCGTTACTGCTATTCGCTTACCGCGCAAACCGACACCGGAAAAACCAACGTTGCGTTGCGGATCGCCGCGCACGTCGCGACCGGGACTAAGCTTGCCGGAATCGACGTTGAACAAGGTTGGGTTCTTTACTTCGCTGGTGAAAACCCGGAAGACGTCAAAGGACGTTGGTTCGCGCTGTGTCGCGAAATGGGAGTCGACCATAAAAAAATTCCCGTCATCTTCGTTTATGGCACCACGCACTTTTCGAAAACGATTCAGCGCTATCACCGCTATCTTGAAGGTCGCGGCACAAAGCTTTCGCTGGCGATCGTCGACACGGCCGCGGCATACTTCGAAGAGGATAACGATAACGACAACGTACAGGCCGGCAACCACGCCCGAGTCCTGCGCTCGCTTCGCTATCTGCCCGGCTCGCCGTGCGTCCTGGTGCTATGCCACCCAACCAAGGGCGCCAAGCTACTTGCCGATATGACGCCGCGCGGCGGTGGTGCGTTCCTGAATGAAGTCGACGGAAATATCGGGCTCGCAAGAGACGACGGCGGCACGATCGTTGCGGCCAAAGTTGGCAAGTTTCGCGGTAGTGAATTCTCGCCGCTGCACTTCACGCTCAAGGTGATTAAAGATCACCCGATGCTGGTCGACGTCAAAGGAAAACAGCAAACGACGGTTATCGCGATGCCGATTAGCAATGCCGAAGTGGCGCGGCGCGAAGAGACGGCAAGCCGCGCAGAAGACAAGGTGTTGGAAGCGCTTTGCAACGAACCCGGAATTAGCGCTGCCAAGGTCGCGCGCATCGTCGGTTGGGGTGAAGACGGTAAGAAAGCATCTCGCGCCCTGGCAAAGCTGGCCGACGAAAAATTGGCCGAGTGCGTCCGTGGTCGTTGGGTCGCGACGTCCAAGGGACAGAAGAGTCTCAACATGGCAGCCAATGCCGCAGCGCAGCCCGTGCAGGCACTTGCGCCGCTCACGCCAGCCAATCTTGCACCTGGGGAATTCCCGCACCCGACGCGCCCCGTGACGCCGCCACCGATGCCGCCGCCGCCGGGTTAGATCAGGACGAAGGCGGCAGCTTGTCGATTACAGTGATGCCGCGCGCCTTAAACATTTCGTCGATATCGTGCGCGGTAGCGTTGCCGGTCGCTAAGAGCTGATCGGTCTTGAAGTCGTCGACCACAAACGCCTTGCCACCCGCTCGGCACACAAGGTTATTCAGCCGGCAATAGACTTGCCCCGGCATCCTGGACACGACCACGGCCGCTGCCGTCATCTCCGCCGCGCGCGCCGCATAGTCGACCCGGAATTGCGGATTGAACAGCACGGCTGCGCTTTCCTGCCGACTGGACGCGACCAGGCGCAACGCCAGCAACATAATCAGCATCACGCGCGCCGGGTTCGCCCCAATGCGTGCGGCGATCGGCGACACGCTCATTTGTGCGTAGGTGCAGCCGACTCCAATGGCGAGCGCAATCGTCAAATCAAAAGCGGCATTCCCGAACACGCCATCCCCGAGCCATTGCGCCAGGCAAGTAACAAAGCCGACCAGGACATGCAGCGCCGTGAAGCGTGACGCATAACTGCCGCGACTATACCAGGCCCAAATACCCCAACCGATCGCAGCGACGGCAAGCCATTGCAGCGCGCCGAGTTGGCTAACGAGATGGCCCATAGAGTATGCGCGGCTGGTCAATAGGTTCGTGTAGAATGCGCCGCCGAAGATCACGCCGCACATTGCGAGCCCGGCGCCGGCAGCAAGCATGCTTATTGTCACCGGCCGCGCAGCGCTCCGCCAATCGCGCAGCATCAGCCACATAACGGCCGTGACAGGCATTGCGATTATGTTGTGCTTCCAGAACCCAGCCAAGATCATCAGCAAGAGCGGCAGCGTTTGCGAGCGCCCTACCCTGTCCCGAGCGATGAACCACGCCAGGCCCGCCCCCATGATCGCATGGCCTGCAATCTGCGGATCATTGGCGCCGACATAATGAGTCGCGTTGTGAGCCATCAGCGCCACGAACCAAAGCGCACCGATCGCGCCCGCGACTGTCGACCCGACCAGCATCCGGACGATAAGCCCAATCTCAATGGCGACAGCAATCAGCCCGACCAGCGACAGGACGCGCCCAACATACAGCGCATCGCCAAACACCTTGGCGAGCGCACCGACGGCATAAAACGAAAGCGGCGGATAGTTGTTGACGATTAGCTGATCCGCGCCAGGATACAGCGGAAGCCCGGCAATCGCGGCATCCTGATGAAAGGCGTTCCAAGATTCGGTCAGCCAAATCTCTGTTGGAAACTGCGCCCGCCAAATTGGCCAGACCAGAAAATAAAACGCGAGCACCGTTAAGATGCTCACGCAACCGACATGCACCTTGCTACGCATTCCCAGCCCCGCCCCGACGGGAGTCCATGTCATATCGGGGCGGCGGGTTCCAGTGCAATTATGGGTTGATTGAAATGCGTCAACGGATAATTGCACTTAGATCGCGATGGCTTGCGCCAGGTGCTTGAAGTAGTGGCAGACGTCGCCGTTGCGGAAATCGATTTTGACGATCATTGACTTGATACCGGCTTGTTCGTGCGCAGGCGCGCCCTTGATCGCGTCCAAGACGCATTCGAGCGGGATATGATTGTCGCCGCTCTTGCCGGGCACCGTGAAAACCTGATCCGTGTCCAGACCCTTTTCCGAGACGAAGGTTTCAAGCCATTTAGTGAAGGTCATTGTCATTGCTCCGGTTGGTGTGGTTGGAAACATAGATCGACGCACGGTGTATGTCAACGACTAATTGCAGTAGCGCGCGGATCAATAAGCCGGCTTGGCGGGTCGAGCTGGTCGGGCATTTCGTCGGGCATGCCCGGATTTTGTGCCTGGAATGCCCGGAAGGGCAAAATGCTTCAATCGTTTCAATACGTTACGCCTAAACGGCATATGCCCGGACCTAATCAAAAACCACAATAGAACAGGAATGGAGGGGCCGTAGGCTCCCCTTCCTTCTATGGTCGCGTTAACGAAGTCGGGCATAACATCTTTATCTAGGGGGTCTTTATGCCCGGAATTGGCGGAAGTGATTGAAAACCTTGGACAAATCGGGATAAATTGGGTCAAAAACGGTCGGGCATTGCCCGGAATTGGCGCAAGCTTTTGAAAGCGTTGGTCAAATCGGGATTCTCGGGCATCGAAAATCGATAAGTCCGGGCATCTGCAATTATCTGTTGAGATTAACGATTGAAATGGCGCGCCCAGCCGCGACAGACACCCCGCAAGACGCGCGCGGCAACGGATAATTGCACCAATCCGAGCCCTGGCGTGCAAATAAACGTTGACATACACCGTTGCGCGGTCTAGGTTTGCATCAACAGATAATTGCACTGCAAATGGGAGTTGAGATGATGAATTACTTTGACGAAGGGTTCAACGCGTATTTGAACGGAGCTGATGCGCGGAGCGCGGCCGAACGGCTTGCACTCAACTGGATCAAGTACGGCCCCGAAGTGAAAGAATTTCTGGCCGGGTATCAAAGCGCGGAAAAGATGGATCGTCAGACGCGTTAGGCGCAAATAATCGTTGACATACATCGCCGAGCGGTCTAGGTTTGCATCATCGAAACGGAGCACACGACATGACAAACGATCAAATGAACGCCGGCCGCTTCCTCGCACTGCACAAGGCGCGCCGCATGTTCCGTTTCATCACTGCGAACCTCGCCGCCGGCAACACGGTGCAAATCACCACTTACACCAAATCGGTATGCTACAAGCCGGCGCACAAGGAAATGTTCAAGCTTCGCGGCCGTGACGTGCTGGTGCAGCGTGGCAAGTCTTGGGATTGCATCAACCTTTGCCACGTCCGCGCGCTCGGCGACGTCAAGAAGCTGGTGGCAGCGTAATGGCTCGCACCGTACAAATCAGGGGCGGACGCAATGCCGGCAAATCCGAGCGCGACAAGATCGCCGCCAAGGCGCGCCGCATGACCAGTGATCCCGCCGTCGCGGCGCAGTGGCGCGAAGCATGGGCGCGGGTGCAAGAGCGCCTGGCAGCCGTCTATGAGGCTCGGCGCCCCGTTATGAAGTCGTTCGAAGCGCACCACAGCAACGAAGTCGCACGCGAAGCGATATTGCGCGCCTTGGTCAATGGCGAGTCGATCGCCGCGAGTGAAGAGCAATCTTTTTTGGCTGTCACTGCAAATAAACGTTGACATACATCGTCGCGCACTTTACGTTCGCAACATCAGCCAACGGAGAAACCCCCATGCAACTCTCTTTCGCAACCGCAGTCGCCCTGCCCCGCTTCGTCGCCAACGACAACGCGACGCCTGCCGTGTTCCAGGTTGGCCGCACCTATCGTTGCCGCTCGGTCTGCGACTATGATTGCATTTTCTCTTTCACCGTCTTGAGCCGCACCGAAAAGACCGTGACGATCACGGTTCACGGTAAGGCGACCCGCCGCAAGGTGCGTCTGTGCGATGGTGTCGAATCGATCGACCCACATGGTAGCTTTTCCATGGCGCCCGTTCTGCGCGCGACCGATCTAGCAAAGGTAGGGTGACGTCATGGCTTCCCGCTATTACCTCGACACGGACACCACGCCAGCGCTCAGGGGCCGATTCGCTTACAAGGGCTTAGACGCCACGATCTCGTTTGCGCTCGGGCTGGTCGGACGTTGCACTGATGGCCAAATCGGTATTTATACCAGCGCGCGCGGCGATGGCTTCAAGGGCTACGCGATCAACGACGGCGTGAACGCACCCTATTTCGAAGCCGCAACGGAGACGGCGCCGTGAGCATCAAACGTCACTTGTTGCGACTTAGCGAACCGCAGTTCTGCGCGTTGCTTGCTGCCATCTGTTTCGTTCTGTGGATGGCTATAGAGGCAATGACATGAACACCGCGCCGATGACCAGCAACCCCGAGGCTATGGCCCTAATCCGCACGGCCGAGTCGAAGTGCGAAGGCTGCCGCACGGCTTGGCGCTTGAAGGGACAACATCACGTCAATGGCGCCTGGACGATGCTTTGCAGGGCGCAGGCGGAGCGCTCGGCGTTGCGCGTGATTGCGGCAAGCCGACGCATACGCGATGCCGTATAAAACGCGACTATACGCAATCGCGTATAACGCCCAGCAAATAAAGGTTGAGTCATGCCCTACCGAACCATAATGCTCGCGACCGTCCCGAACGACGCACCTAACGCCGAAGCGCAATGGATCACGCTTGATGCCAGCGTGCCGGCGGGCGTGACGTACCAGCGCGAACGACGCGACACGCCGCCCGAAGAGTTTCCCGCGCGATGGCTGCGAACATGCGAGGTATTCGCCGCGCATGTTCCGGCGGGGCATCACTTGATCCGCGTCGACATGACCAGCATGCCAGCGTCGCAAATAGCTGCAAATAATCGTTGACATACATCGCATAGCACTTTACGTTCGCAGCATCAGAACGGAGCGAACGACATGACCGACCGCACCCCACGCTTTCAGATTGGCCAGCAATTCAAGAGCCGCGGCAAGCATCCGCGCCTTTACACCGTGACCGACATTCTCAAGACCTACAACAACGCGGGCGAGATGGTGCGCCTTCGCTACGCCGCGACTTTCGAACTTTGCGGCCAGGTCGTCACGGATCACGATATCGTCGAAACGTCGATTGCAATGGGCGCGCTGTAATGGCTTGGCAAGTTTATGGCGCGATGCACGGCCGCGACGCACGCAAGGGCTTCCCGATCGTCTATGGTCCCCTGCCGTGCAAGCGTTGGGAGGCCGCGCCGAGTGATCGTAAGTACCGCGTCAAGCGTGGCGCCACCGAGTCGTTGTCGGGTCGCGCCAGCGTCAAAGAATACACCGCCGAGCGCGCCGAGCTGTACGCCCGTTGGCTCGCGCAACGCGATGGCGTCGCCATTCCCGCCGGTTGCAAGGTTGCGGTTTGCTGGTCGTCTGTCGACGTGCCCGGCAAGGCTCGCCCGGAGCCCCGCGTCTATGCCGTCACCTGGACGAAGCACGATTGGAGCACGCGCAACGGCCACACTGCCGAGCTACTGTTGACCATCGCAATTCCGCATTGGGATTGGGTGCCGCAGATGACCGAATGCGCCGAGCAAATAAATGTTGCCGCTTAGTGCAAACATTCGTTGACATACATCGTTAGGCGCTTTACGTTCGCATCATCAGAACGGAGAAACCCCAATGAACGAAATTCACGCCTTCGAAAAAGCCGGCCTTGGCACCGCGCCATTCCGTTGCGTCGGCATGGCTGAAATCCCTTCGTCATCCCTGGCCGCATCGAACCCGGACGCCTATCGCATGGCGCTTGCCGACTTGCCCCGTGATCTTAGCTGCGGTTCCTGCGCTTATTGCGGCATGGGCATCAAGTACAATTTCATTGTGAAGGGTGCCACGGGTCGCCGCTTCGTTGTCGGTTCGGAGTGCGTCAATCGCACGGGTGACGCGGGCCTGGTCACGATGGTCAAGGCGGAACGCTCGCGCATCGCCGCAGAACGCCGCGCAGCTCGCAACGCTACGGCCGCCGCAGAACGCCGCGCAGCATACGAAGCGCAGCGCGCCGCCCGCGCCGCAGCTTTTGAGACGACCCACGCCGAGCTAATCAAGCGTGCTCGCGCCGTCACCGACATTGAAGCAAAGGGCGGTTTCATCGCCGACGTGATCGCAGGCGGCTTGTCGGGCCGTTTCATCTCGGACAAGGCAATTGCAGCGGTGACCAATGCGGTTGCCGACCTGGAACGCCGCGCCACCTGGAACAGCGCGCATCTCGGCACCGTCGGCAAGCGTGAAACGTTCACCGCCGAGGTTGATCGGACCGCCTACTTTGAAAGCGCCTATGGCCTGGTGTGGATTATCACCATGCGCGACGAAGCGGGCAACGCGATCGTGTGCAAGTCGACCGCATTCTATGCCGAGCGCGGCGCAAAGTTGACGTTCAAGGCAACTATCAAAGAGCACAGCGAGTTTCGCGGCGAAAAGCAAACCGTCGTGCAACGCATCAAGCGGGCGGCATAGGTCATGATCGGACAATTCCTGATGCTCGCGGGTAGCTTCCTGATCTTTCTCGCGCTGTGGCTCAATCCGGACCCGGTGCAACGGCCATGAGCGCGCGCAACTACTGGTCGGACGCGGAACTAATTGACGATGCGCGAGAGAACCGCCGCGCCGAAACCGAATGCAAGTTGCGAGCGCGCGCCGAGCTGGACCCATCCGACACGCTCCGCAACGCGAATACGGCCAAGCTACGCGCGGAAGCGTCCGAAGCGATCTTGCGGCAGCGCGCGGTTGCCGCCGAACAGATGGCGCGATCAGGCTGCAATTAATCGTTGACATACAACGTAGAACGCTTTACGTTCTCAATATCAGCAACGAAGGGAAACCCCATGAACCCCGCCGATCTCGCCAACCGCATTGCCGCACTCGATTGGTCCGCGACGTCGCTTGAACACCAACTTGCAGTTGGCGCAGCCGTCGCATCGCTCAAAGGGTTCGAACCGATGACCGCATTTGAAGCCGCCAGCGGCGTTGCGGTCCGCAAAACCTATGCCGACGGCACTAGCGAAGCTCTAAGTGCGATTGCGTTGTTCGGCGCGACGGTGAGCCCCGCCGATCTCGCTCAACGCATCAATGCGCATAACGTGGTGCAATTACCCGTTCGCAAACGCACATGCTGGACAACGTTGCATCAATTGGACGGCCGCGCCTGGTCGACTAGCTCGCATTTCGGACCGCGCGGCGCGTGGAATTGGATTCTTGAAGCCGTCGCGCTTGAACACAACGTTTCGGAAGATCAAATCGGTTGCATCGAGAGTGACGAAACGCAGCCCTATAACTGCGACGACCTTGTGACCATTGACGGCTTGCCGGTCTATCGGATTTCCCATTTGGTAAAATGAGCGTTGACATACAACGTTTACGGTGTATGTTACCCGGATCGCATGGCACTTGGCGTTAACCTCCCCCGGCCCAGCCATAGGACGCGATCAAACGCCCCGGTGCCCAAGCCACAAGCACCGGGGCAACCATTTGGGAGCATCCATGCAGCACGTTCACGTCTCAACGCCTTTCCTGTTTCTACTCGCCGTTTTCATCTGCATTCTGGTCGTAATCGTCTTTTCTTTCATCGCCTCGATCAAGCGCGAACGTCGCGAAGCCGAAATCGAGATGGCGCGAATCACTCGTTACGGCAACGGCGGCGGTGCATCGATCGGCAGCGGCGGCGGGTCGTCGACGTTCCACGCTTCGGACGAACGGGCTCATGCAGGCGCAAACCACGCGTTCGGCAACCCGAACATTGCCAGCACAGGTTATGCGCCGGCCTATGTCGCTCCCGTCATGGCAGCGCCAGGCTATGGCGGCGCAGACGTCGGGCTCGGCCTTGCTACCGGAATGATTCTCGGCTCGGCGATGAACCATCACCACGACACCGTAATCGTCCAAGGTGGCGGCGGCTATGTCGGTGGCGGTTACGTTGAACCGGCCTATGTCGCGCCGGCCTATTCGGCACCAGCCGATAGCGGCTTCACCTATGACAGCTCGCCATCAAGCTCGTCAGTCGACTCGGGCGGTGGCTTCGACGCCAGCTTCTAGCAGCGACGACCGGCGCCGCAGCGGTTCTGCGGCAACTCTTCTCAAAGCTATTCGGAGCGATCATGTACGGCCTTTCGATATCCCGCCTTCTGACACTCAACTCACTCGACACACTCGGCGCAGTGCTCGCGCCTTCCCCCATTCAAACGCGGGCGATGAACGCCAAGCGCGTCTATGACGGTAATCGATCGGTCCGTGACTATTTCAAGGGACAGAAACACCGCGACGCAGCCGTTGCCGGCGGTGGCGCTCGCGAAGTCGCGCGGCGTGCTCGCCAGATCGCGGCCGGGCAGTTGCAAGTCTCCCGGTGACTGCGCAACACAACGAGGGTGCGAAGTGTTCCGGTAGCACGTCGGTCTCCAAAACCGAAAGAGACGGTTCGATTCCGTCCGCACCTGCCAACCTCACCGATTCTCAACTCGGCTTCCTGCGGCTTCACGCCCGCGCCGTTGTCGACCGTTGGCAATGGCACTTCCGCGAAACGCAGCTTCGCGCGCACTCCGGGACGCGCCGCGCGACGATCGCACGAGACGAACTCGCCGAGCTGTGCACGCGCGGCCTGATGACAAGAGGACTCGGCGCGGCGGTTTACGCAACGCCCATGGGAAAGGCGCTAGTCCAATGACGATGCACGAACGAAGCATAACGGCGCACGGACAATGCGAGCGCAGCCGACGCGGCGAAGGCTTGCCGGCGCAGCGCAGTTGCCGCCTTTGCCATCTCGGGCCGTGTCTTCTCGGTATCGGCGAGCCCGAATCGGACGCGCGCATTTTCAAAGAGGCTCACGCCGCATTCGAAGCGGAAAAGCGCACTGCCACGCCTAACCGGCTGTTTGGTGCAATCATCAACGAGAGAGGCGAAGCGGTATGAACCCGAAGGGATACGCTCAAATGCGACTAGTCATTGTTGAAAGCCCGTATGCGGGCGACGTCGAAGCCAACACCGAATATGCGCGCAAATGCGTCCGCGACGCGCTCGGGCGCGGCGAAGCGCCTATTGCATCCCATCTGCTCTATACTCAACCCGGCATTCTGGACGACAACGACCCGAAAGAACGTCAGCAGGGCATTGATGCCGGACTTGCATGGCGCGAAGTGGCGCAAGCGAGTGTTGTCTATACCGATCGCGGCATTTCGAAGGGTATGGAATACGGCATTGCGGCGGCGAAGGCGGCAGGAATTCCGGTCGAGTATCGCAGGCTATGGTTGCGCTAAACTAATCGTTGACATACAACGTTTGTGGTGTAGGTTATCGTTAATCAAACGGAGCAAACCCCATGAACGTTGTTGCAATCAAGCCTGTCAAGGTGAAGCGCCAGGCGGCAGCTACTCCAAACCCGACGCCCGCCGTTCGCAGCAAGTCATGGCTTCGCAAGATGGCACGGCAGCGCGGCGCCGCCTACGGCATTGGATCGGTTGCGATCGTGCTCATGGGCTTGTCCCTGTCGCATCTCGCCAGCGGCGTGCAATCGCTCACGCACGGCGACACCTGGCACGCTTGGGCGATGGCCGTCGGCATTGACGCCGGCTTTATCGGTCTTGAGCTTGGGCAGCTTTGCGTTTCAACCGAAACGATGCGCAAGGCCGTCGCGAAATGGGCCGAACCGACAATCATCGGAACGTTGATCGTCTCGGCGATCATGAACGCATATGCGTTCGCTTCGACGACCGACAATCTCGCCATCGCCTGCGCCGCCTGCGCGCTCGGCATCTCCATTCCGTCGCTTATCTATGTGCTCACGCGCGTTTCTGTCGCGCTGTGGCTCGATACGCAGAAAGGCTAGGCGGATGACCACGGCAACAGACCAGGCAAAGCTTAGGGCCGCGGGCTCGGCCGAATATTTCGACCTTCGACTCCGCGACTTCGTGTCCCGGTGGCGGCCGAAAGACCACACATATGACGCTTACGAATTTCAGTTGGACCTAACCCGGCTCATGGTCGACGCGATGCGCCACAAGTCGGACTGCATGTCGCTCGGCATCGCGAACTATGCCGACATTCAATTCAGCGAAATGGCGCTGCGCCCGCTGCAAGTCATCATGGAGAAACCGAAACGATGACCAAGCGCCCGAAGGCAATTCTAGTCACGCATCGCGAAGGCGGCGAATGGCTCGCTTTCCCTTCGAAACGCTATTCGCACGATCGGTCGGAAGGCATCTTGGTTCATTCGATCACGTTCGACGATGGCAGCATTTGGGATGCCTGCAACGGTTGGCGTCCCATTCCCGAGCGGCCGAAGCGCAATATTTTCCATCGCATGTTAGAAAGCTTGATCCGATGACTACGCAAATAATGGTTGATATCGAAACGCTCGGCACTCGTCCCGGCGCAATCGTTCTGTCCGCGGCATTCGTTCGGTTCTCCGACGAAGCGCATATGAGCATCAACCTTTCGGTGCCCGATCAGGAAATGCTTGGGCTGGAAAAGGACGAGTCGACGCTCACATGGTGGCGCGACCAGGAAGCGAAGTCGCCCGGCGCTTGGGCGCGATCGACGTCCGATCCGCGTCCGCTCGCAATCGCCCTGCCCTATATCGCGCAATGGCTCGCATGGGCGAGCAACGGCGGCGATTGGCTTATCTGGTGCCACGGCGCGCCGTTCGATTGTCCGATACTCGGCGAAGTCTATCGGCGATCGAACATCGATTGCCCGTGGGGCGGCCGGGACTTCTGGCGCATTCAGGACACGCGCACGCTTTACAACCTCGCCGGCATCAACCCGCGCGACTACGCGGTGCCGCCGCCGCACGTCGCGCTCAACGACGCAATCGGACAGACTCGAGCGGCAAACGCCGCACTGGCCATCCTGGCGCGAGCGCATCAGGTGCCGGCGTGAGACTCACTGCACAAGAGGCGAGCACCAAGCGGTGTCCAGAGGGCTTCGGCCCTGGTCCAATGTCGTATGACGGACGCACGCATATGGCGATGCAGTACAGCGGTGGTGCTTACGCGGTCGCGACGTCGCCGACGCATTGCATTGCCGGTCAGTGTATGGCGTGGCGCTGGACCGACCAGCGAACCGGCGACGGCGAATTTACAGGCTATTGCGGAAAGGCTGGTGCGGCATGATGCGTCCCGACGAACTACGCGAGAAGATGAACGCAGTTGACGCGTTGCGCGAGGCGGTGAGCCGGCTTCAAAAGGCCGAAGTGATTTGCTCCGGTCAATTGTATTACAACGGGCATCAGGGAACGAAGTTCACCGACGACGAAGCGACCATCGTTCGCCGGGCGCTTGTTGAGCACCATCGGGAAGACGTCGCGATTAAGGCGAACTTCCTTTGCCGGTCTGGCGTCGATCCGACTTCACTCTTGCCGCCGATGGTGACCAAATGACCACTTGCCAAGCCCGTGCGGACCGCTACGGCGCGATGCGCTGTATTGCCTGCCGCGTGTCATGGGACCGTGACGACGTGGCCGCCTGCCCTCGCCAGGCCCCGCCAGTGGTGCCCCAGGAAGTGCCGTTGCGCTGCGCGTTCGTGTCCGGGCTCGCCCCTGATAATTTCGCCGCAAATAATCGTTGACATACAACGTTAATCGCTGCATGGTGTCGTCAACAAAGGGGCTGCCATGAAGCGATCTTATGAATATCTGTTCCGGCTGTTGCTCAACGCCGGCTGTTCGACCAACGAAGCCGACACGATCGCGCGTGAGCTGGCGTCATGCTGATGGCAAAAGCACTCGCGTTCCTGGTCGCCGTAGCGTTCGCGCTCGCCGCCTTTGCCATGGGCAGCCTTTGGCTCGTTGAGCTGATCTAATATGCTCCAAATCGGCGACGTCACTTTCCGCCCGCATCAAGTCGAAGCTGCCGACGCCATCGAAGCGGCGTTGGCGCAAGGCATCAAGCGCCCGCTCGTTGATATGTGCGTCGGTTCCGGCAAGTCCCTGACAATGGGGTTGTTTGCGCATCGTCGCTGGCACGAGCGCGGCGAGCGTTCGATTATCTCGGCGCACACGCGCGAGCTGGTGAGCCAAAACGCCGACGCTTGCCGCAAGCTCGGACTGCGAACCGGCATTAATGCCGCTGCCCTTGGCGAACGAACATGGCGCGCGCCGGTCATCAGCGCCGGCATTCATTCGATTTTCAAAGACGGTCGATCGTTCGGTGACGTTACCAACCTTCTCACCGATGAATGCCACCTGATTCCTCATGACGAATCCGGAATGTATCGCCAACTTGCGCGCGCGTTCCCCAACGCAACCGGACCAGGCTTCACCGGAACAACTTTCCGGCTGCAAGGCGGGTCGCTGGTCGAAGGCGAGGAAGCACCCTTTGACAAGGTGGTTTACACCTACAGCATCCTAGACGGCATTCAGGACGGCTACCTGGTGCCGGCGTTCTCGGCGCCCGCTGATGACGTGATCGACGCGAGCAAGTTACGCACGGCCGCAGGCGATTTCACGGGCGCATCGCAGGATGCACAGAATATCGCGCTGATGGACAACCACATTGCGCAGATGGTGCATCACGGCGCCAGGCGTCGCGCGTGGCTGGTCTTCGAAGCGTCGAAGAAATCCGCAATCGCAATGGCGAAGCGGCTCAACGAATGGGGCGTGCCGACCGGACTCATTCTCGACAACACGCCCCCCGGACGCGAAGGCGTCTATGATCCTAACACGCGTTGGGGCGCCATTGCGCTGTTCAAGGCGGGTCGCCTGCGCTGCCTGGTCAATATCGGCGCGCTCACTACCGGTTTTGACGCGCAGATAACCGACATGCTCGTGATGCGTCGCAAGACGAAATCGCTCGGGTTGTATATTCAAATGATCGGCCGACTTCTGCGCACGATCGGCGGCAACATTGATGCGAGCATTGCAGCCGGCAAGGCGGACGGGCTCGTGCTCGATTTCGCCGGCAACATTGACGAACACGGCCCGCTTGATGACGTGATCCAACCGGCGGAAAGCAAGTCGCGCCTGGTCGAATGCGAAGAGTGCGGCAAGCGCAATGGCGCAGCGGCGGCGCGGTGCTGGTCGTGCGACGCGCTGATGACGAAGGTTTGCCCCGGCTGTACGGAATCAGTCACCAAGGGCACGCTTAAATGTCCGCATTGCGAATATGAAATGCGGACCGGCGGCGCCGGCACCGAACCGAAGCCGCAAACGTTGCTCGAAAAGCCGAGCGCCGCCGCGTTGATTAGTTCATTCGGCGCAGTCGCACCGAAGGCCGGCGGATGGCTGCCCGTGCGCAAGGTATGGCACGGCGACGGCTTGACGGTCCTGGACGCTAACGGCGATCGGTGGTCACTGCCCGCAGCTTTCGAAGCGCATGCAAAGGAAGCACGTTGGATTCGCGGTGATAATGGCGTGGTCGTCGCGGTGCTCAAACGCAACGGCAATTCGCACGGCTCGGCAATTCAAGTGACGGCCGATGGACTCGCAATGCCGGTCCCGATGCCAGCCGCGGCGTGACAAATAAACGTTGACATGCAACCCCTGCGCTGTAGGTTACCGACATGAACCCGCTCATTCAATCCATTCTTGCACGCCATGATCGCGGCGAAACCGTCGAACAAATCCGGCTCGCCGAAGGCAAGGGCTTTGGCTACGTCTATTCGGTGCTGCGCGAGCATCGGCCGGGTCGCGAGCGCCAGCCGCGCACTAGGACGTCGGAACGGCGTAAGTTGATACTTGGACTCTTGTCCAGGGGCATCAAGCCGCCGCGCGTGGCGTTCCTGGCGCAGTGCTCGCCGGCTTATGTCTACAAGCTGATTCAGGAAGAGGAAGGCGCCGCAGCGTGAACAAGGTCATTCGGTGCGATCCCGCCGCTTACGCGGTGTTTCGGGCGGTTATCAAGTTTGACGGTCGTGACCGACGGCGCATCAAGCGCGAAGCAAACAAGGCATGGCGCAAGGCCGTGCGCTCCGTTCGCCCTAAACATTTTCGTTGACATACAACGTTTCTTGCTGCATGGTTGCAGAATCAAAGCAAGGAACCGCAATGCCCAAGCCCGAGCGCCTGAAAATCGACTGTGACAATCTGCATTCCAAGCGTGGCGCGCGGCTGTTGGCCGAAGCCATTACGGAATATTGGCTCAGTCGCGGTCATCTCGTTTCCGCGGAAAGCTACCCGCTGGACGACACGCCGACTCCACACTGGGGCGTTCGGTCGAACCTGGTCAACGGGTTGCCGCCGAAGCATCTCGCGTTGCGCTCGTGAGAGTCAACCGGCATTGGGTTTCTGTCGCGCTCGCGATTGCTGCCGGGGCTATCGGCTACAGCGGGCACGACGGTTGGGGCTGGTGCCTACTTCTCATTCTCTTGATCGAGTGACCCATGCTACACGAAATCCGCAATCCATTCCTGCGCCGCGCCGCACTCGTGTTCACCGTCGTTGCGCTAATCATCTGTCTCGGACCGCTCGCGCTGATTAACGCGGTGCTGGGATGGGTCGAAGACGAATTCGAAGTCAACTTGAGCGCAGCTTGGCGCGGACCAGCAAAGGAAACGAAATGAGCAACCAAAACAAACCGACGTTGAGCCTGGGCAGCGTACCGCCGCCGCCACTCGCGCCGCCGCCGGCTGCGCCAATTGCGCCGCCCGTTGCGACAACGGCGCTCGCCGCCCTCCCGGCGAATGTCGCCGAGCTGTTCGGCCGCTATCCCCTGCCCTGGTGCGTCGGACCCGAAGGCTACATTTGGGTTGCGTCGGACGTCATGAAGATCACCGATCCGGATGACCGACGCATCGGTGACACCGCCGACGGCTGGCGCGCTACCGGCAACGTTGCGCGTCTCGTGATTGAGGTTGCGCTACCGGCGGAAACCGCCGCGGTGATCTTGTACGCAGTCAACAAACTCGGAAAGGCTTGAACATGGGTGGCGGTGGCTTGGGATCACTAGCAGATTGCAATACTGAAACGCGCACGAGCGAACAAGCGATGGTCGACATGATCCGGCAGGATTTGGGCGTTGTCATCGATCCGCAGGCGTGGCGCATGTTCGTGCGTCATCGGTTCGATCGTATCTCGCCGCTCGCGCATCGCATCCACGACGGGAAACGTTGACATACAACGTTTCTTAAGTATTGCGCGCTAGTCTCCGGCGGATCGGACTTCAACGCCGGAGACTAGCGCCATGAAGAAGTAAGCATCTGTCGCAGGGTGGCCAAGCCCGGTAAGGCAATCGGTTCATAACCGATAACCGCGGGTTCAAATCCCGCCCCTGCAACCATCTAAACGAGAGCCGTCGGGGTTCTCTTTGAGCCGAGTGCCTGAAAATGGCTTAGGGGAGTATAACCCCATCTCGGATGCCCGACGGGTAGCCGCGAAAGCGGAGCAACTAACACGAGGCGACATTGCGCGCCTACTCGTTTTGAATTCGAACAACCGCCACGCGTCAACGTGCGGTTATGCGGCCCGGCACAGTCCGGTGTCCGTTTGCGGTCCCCTTCGCGGGATAGGTTTGACGACTGAAAGCCTACGGGCTGCCGCCTAAACTTTCCCTCTAACGCCGTGAGGCAACATGTCCGATCCGATTCGCACGCACATTGTCCGCGACTGGCAAGGCGGGCATCGCCTGATCTTGATCAAGGACCAGGGGCGCGGTCAAGTCGACGTGCTCGCCGGTTTCGAGTGGATCACTTGCCAGGAAGGCGACATGTTTAACCCGCAAGATGGCGTCGGCAATGCTGACGCACTCATTCAGGGTATCGTCAACAAGGCATGGGACGCCGGCTTTCGTCCCGCCGGCTTCGCCGACGTCAAGAACGAGACGGACGCCATTCGCGCGCATCGCGACGACATGCGGACCATCGCTTTCCACAAGCTCGGCATCAAATAGCAGTTGTCGTTTTAATAACTTTGCACCCGGAATGTAATTGCGTGCGCGGAATTAGCGAAAACGATTTGCGTTGGTTCGGCGCGCGACTTTTGATTGCGATCGAAGACACAAAGAGATTTGGCGGAATGTCCGTTCACGACATGAAAGAGGCGCTTCGGGACGTTCCCGGCGCTGAAAATCTTACGTTGGGTTATGCGCCCGGCGGAAACTTGCTCGTGACGATCGCAGGCCGCACCGTTGAAGTGAGCCCCGCCGCGAGCAACGCCGAAATAGCGCTTGCGTTTCGCGAGCCGGCCATGAGCACGCAAAACGTGACCGTGACGCCCCTTCCCGCGCACGTCGATTACACGGCGCCGCAAACCAGGATCAACAGCATGACCAATCCAGCGCCCGGCAGCTTTGCCGCAGGCATTCGCGCCATGATGGACGAAGCACGCGCAGGCGTCGCGCAGGCTCGCGCCGATGGCCTGGCGAAAGTCGGCGACGCGGTGAGCAAACTTAACGACGCCAAGGCCGCAACGGCGCATGTCGCCGGCACGATGGCGAAGACGATCGAAGACGAAGCCGCGGCGGTGCTCGCCGAGCTTGGTCAAATCAGCAACGACCTTGGCGGATAATGCGCGTCGATTCGAAATACACTCCGGAAGTCGCTGACTTCATTCTTGAGAAACTTGCCGAAGGCGTGAGCCTGCGCGAGATTTGTCGCGAGCATGATTGCGCGCCGGACGAAAGCACCGTCCGCAAATGGGCGCTCGATGACGTCGAAGGCTTCGCCGTTCGTTACACCCGAGCCCGCGAAATCGGTTATCATTCGATGGCCGATGAAATCTTCGATATCGCCGACGACGGCCGCAACGATTGGATGGAACGCACCAATGCGCGGACCGGTGAAACGGACCAGGTGCCGAACCACGAGAATATCAACCGGTCGCGGCTGCGCGTCGATTCGCGCAAATGGTTCTTGTCCAAGGTGCTGCCGAAGATTTACGGCGATAAGCTTGCCTTGACCGGCGCCGATGGCGGCCCGATGGAAAACATCACCAAAATCGAACGCATCATTGTGCGCCCGGTTAAGCCCCCGCCGTACTAATGGGACGCACGCTAGGCATTGCGACGGCCGAAGTCTTTGAACCGCTCTTAGAGCCGGCCCGCTACAAGGGCGCGCATGGCGGCCGTGGTTCCGGCAAGTCCCATATCTTTGCTGATTTGACCGTCGAAGAGTCCCAAGCGTTCAAGGGTCATCAAGTCGTCTGCATTCGCGAAGTGCAAAAGACGCTTTCGCAGTCGTCGAAAAAGCTGATCGAAACGAAGATTCAAGCGCTCGGCGTTGGCCAAGGCTTCAAGGTTTACGAAGACAAGATCAAAACGCCCGGCGATGGCCTGATTATTTTTCAGGGCATGCAGGACCACACCGCGGAATCGATCAAGTCGCTTCAAGGCTTTCACCGCGCATGGATCG